ATAATAAAATATATTAATTATAAGGTCCTTATATAATTAATACTGGTTTTTCTTGAAAATGCAAATTTATAATGTTAAAAACAAATAAATTTTTAAAAATAAATAAAAATGAGCAAACTATCCAACATAATAGATGATGCTACTTCAACATATAAGGATTATTCAAAAGATTTAGTTCAACAAGTTCAAAAACATTATGTTTTGTCTGAACTTGTTGGAGTACCTATATCTGGATATAGTAGTTTTACTTTAAGAAATCAATTTTATAGAAATAGATTGATGAATCTTAATATTGAACAACATAACAAAATATTGAATAATTTTGGAGAAGGTACTAATAAAAGCTTAGGTGATGTGTCAGATATTAACTACAATAATGATTTTGCTTCAGTAATAAGTGGTGAAGAATTTGCAGGTAACAATACAACTAGACAAAGATTACAAGGAAGTTCTAATTATGAGAATATAAACGATTTGTATTATAACACTTCCAATTTGTATTATGATGACAACAATAATGGTACGTTTTCTAATAGATTAAAATTAACTAATCCAAATAGTATATTGAAAAAGACTAAAAAGCTATTCAATATGTATAAGATTGAAACTATTATATCACGTTTTCATACTGAATGCCCTAATATATCCTTAGACCAAAGTATTGGTTCTGCTGTTAGTTTATATGGCATGTCTCATGGTAGAAATCTATTAAAGAAAGATGCTGAAGATAGAAAAGCTGGTGCAAATTTTGACAAGAATGGATATAATAACCCTTATTGCCGTGTTTGGACACATCATCACCAATATGATGATATAAGTAAATTAATAAGACCATTTACAGATGAAAATGGTACACCAACTTCTATTGGAGATTTGCAGAAAAATTGGACATTTATTAGAGGCGAAACAGGTGCAGAACGTTTAAATAAATATAGTGTTTTAAATAAGAATGGTTTTGTTAATATAACACCAAGTTATGATGCTAATGAGGACTTAAAAGTTGATACAAAACATTGTATGTTTTCAATTGAAAATTTAGCATGGAAAGGATATGACCCATATTCATTTGAAAAAGCATTATCATGGGAACAAAGAGGTCCTATGGGTGGTAGAATAATGTGGTTTCCACCATACGGAATTGAATTTACTGAAAACGTAAATGTAAATTGGAATAGTGAAACTTTCATTGGTAGAGGTGAAAATGTATATACTTATATCAATACAGAACGAAGTGGTAATTTATCATTCAAGATGTTAGTTGACCACCCTTCAATTATAAATTATTATGAAGGAAATAAAATTGTGTATGAGCAATCTGAAGAAAGCCAATATGCATGGTCTAAAAGAACTGGAATTAATGATAGTAGCTTATATGAGTTTTATAAAGGCAAAATGCCTGAACTTAAAGCAAATGGAATACCTGGCGTAAATAGAGAAAAATCATTAAATGATTATGTATCTGAAGCTGCATATGATGCTTTTTCAACAAAAAAAAGCCTTGTTGATAGCGGGAAAAGAGATGGTGCAAGAGACACTGATTTATTAAGATTTTTTGCTGGATGTGATACAATTGATGGCGTAGCTAAAAATTTAACAGATGAATTTAAACAAGGAGAATCAAAAGTTGAAAAAACTACTGAAATTAAAAAAGTTACCCCAGTTCCAAAGCCAATTGTCGTTGAAGATGTTCCAGAAATAACAGGGTCAGTTATTTTTTATGTTTTTTATCCAAACAATTATTCAGGTTCTTATGATGCACCTGATAGTAAAGTTGAAGCAATGGCATATTTGCTTAATGGAGCTGTTTGTCAGAAACATGGAAAAGAAGATATTCCAATATCATTCAGCACATTACGAAATATTGCTAATGGAACAGACGGTATTGGTACTGGATATGAGATGACAGCAAACGAAGGTGTTTCTGACTATAAATCAGCATATATTTTCAATCAAGAAGAGATGTGGATAACAGGAACAACGGCAACTAAAAAGATATGGAAATATCGTATTGATGGTGGATATGATGAAGAAAATGATAATGTTAGAAATTACTATAATCAACAATTATTATTAAAAGCAAATTATTCAGATAAAAATGGTAGTGGAGAAAACAATAACACCTTAAATTCGAATTATAAAGCTGTTCAATCAGCGTTTAATATAACAGAGATTGATTCTTTATATTCATTTGCTGAAATTGCTTATGTATTATCTAATAGTGAAGAAGCTAAAAATATTATAGAAGGTAAATTAATTAGAGCATTAGGGGATAGTCAATTGGTTACTGAACGTTTAAATAAATTGAAAGAACTATTTGATAATTTTACTATAACTAAAGCCATAGCACTTGGTCATGCAAATATTCATGGAAACAACCCTAATAATAAAACTAATATTGATAGAAATGAAAAACTTGCATATAATAGGGCTTTAAGTGTTGCTAAATGGTTAAACGAATCAAAATATTTTAATATAAAAGTATCTGCTAAGAAAGATAATGTGGATGTCATAACAGGACAAGATGTATCAAGTATTGAAGCTAAAAAATGGCGTTCTGCTTGTGTTAAAATAGAATATAGAATGTCTAATACTAAAAAATTAGCTGAAACTAATCAAACAAATATATCTGAGAATGGTGAAATTTTAGAGCAAGGAATACAAGAATACATTGGCTTTAATTCAAAAATAGATGAAAATGGAAATGTTGTGTATGAAGATGCTAATGGGCAGGTATGGAAGAAAGATTCAGATGGAAATCTTGTATTGTCAATTGTTTCAGAAACTATTATACCTGCAAGCGCAACTTCAAAAAATGAAGAATTTAATAATATTAGATATGACCAAGAATATCGTTTTTTCAAAGTATTAAAAGAGAAAAATCCTTTAATTTTTAAACAACTGAAAGAAAAAATTAAGTATTTTGACCCAGCATTTCATAGTATGACACCTGAAGGTTTTAATGGAAGATTAAATTTTCTACATCAATGTACTCGTCAAGGTAATACTATTGGTGCATCAGACCCTAATAATATGAAAACTGCAACAAATTTAGCATTTGGAAGACCACCAATATGTGTTCTAAGACTTGGTGATTTTTATTATACTGAAATTGTTATTACTAATATGACAATAACATATGACCCGCTTCAGTGGGATTTAAATAGTGAAGGTATTGGTGTACAGCCATTAATTGCGAATGTTAATTTGACATTTAATTTTATTGGCGGTTCTGATTTAGCTGGACCGATTAAAAGATTGCAAAATGCAATGTCATTTAATTATTATGCTAACACTGAAATATATGATAATAGAGCTGATAGGGTTACATATAAAGGTGATAAAGACGATGATGGGAATTATTCACCTTCTTATGGCGAAATAAGTAGTTATGACGCATATAATACAAAAATGAGCAATTAAAATGAATACATACGATAGATATAGTAAATTTAGAGAGAATGGGACTGTAAAAATTGTCCCATTCGTTAAAATATCACCAAAAGAAAGTGATATAATTGTAACTTATGAACGTGGAGTTACAAGATTAGATATTTTATCATACAAATATTATTATAATCCTAATTATGGGTGGCTTATATTGCAGGCAAACCCTCAATATGGTTCTATGGAGTTTTTAATTCCTGATAAAGCTGAATTGAGAATACCATATCCATTAGATTTAACGTTAAAACAGTATAATACTGATATTGATACATATATGAAAGTCAATGGAATACATTAAAGATTGACTTTATTTATAAAATAAATTATTATTTTAAATAAAAAATAGATGGCTGAGAATAACCAAGATTCAACTAAAATATCAAAAAGTCGTATAGTATATACAGAGCCTAATTTTGTTAATGGTACTACAACAAATGGAGTTGATTTATCAGTTCCATTAGAGGATTTATGTATTGGTATTAATCTAATTGCTGAAGTTAAGACTCGTTTTATGACAGGAAGTAGCAATGAAGATGACACTCAATATTTAATAGCTTCATATAACACTAAAAGTAACAATGTTTCATTTTTTTCTGGCGTTAGACTAGACAAGAATAGCAATGATGGCTATTTGACATCATATTTTACTGATATTACCTATGATGATGCGAAAGGTGGGCAAGTAATAGAAGGTCTTGGAATTGAATCAATTGATATTAATTTTGAGTCATGGTTTACTCCAACTGTTGTTATTAAATTTATTGATGTTAGAGGCAGTTCTATGCTGGTTCCGAATGAATACGAAAATCAAATAGATGATAAAACTATTTTTGCTGGTGAAAAATTATATAAATGCTTTTTTACGTTTCCATATCCAAAATTTAGGTTAGAAGTAAAAGGGTTTTATGGCAGACCAGTTACATATCATCTAACGTGTTCAAAATTTAATGGTAGCTTTAATTCTAAAAATGGTAATTTTGAAGCTACTGCGACTTTTATTGGTTATACATATTCTTTGTTAACAGATATTCAATCTCAATATTTAATTGCAGCCCCATATGATGCATATTATGGTGAAAAGTATTTCAAAGAAAAAAGAAGTAGTGAAGAATGGATGTTAAGCGGTGGTATTGAGATGCCTACTATGAGAGAATTGATTGATAAAATAAGAAGTGCAACAGGCATTATTGAAGAAAAATTAGCAACTGACCCAAACGTAATACAAAACAGGGCGATTGCAAATGAGTTGGATGCTTTGGATAATATTGAGAAAGCATTTTTAGCAATGAAATATCAATTAATATCTGATTACGATATTATTACTGACACTAATAATAAAAAACAACTTGTAATTGGTTTTTCTTTCAGTAAAGAAGACAAGGTATCTCCTATTAGTTATAGTAAAGATTTTATAAGAAAATATAACAATTTTATTGATTTGGTTGATAAATATAACACTAATGATTTATATAGTAGTCGTAAAATTTCAGAAAATGTTATGCCAAAAAATAACTTTGAAACATTATCTGAGAATGCTACATTATTACCAGTAAAAGCTTTTACAATAATAAAAAAAGATGAAATAATTCAATCAATAAATGTCAATGGTGGTAATAATGGTGAAGAAATTGATAAAATAATAAGAAGAAAGGGATACAATAATAAGATAAAGATAGATGAGTCTTTAATTAAAGAAATAACAGTTTTATGTAGAAATAAAAGTAATAAGTTAAAAGAATATATATATTTATTTAATTTAAATAATTTTGAAAATGAAATAACAAATAAAAAAGCTGATTGTGATAATAGAAATGCAGCAATACAAAGAGATGTTGACATTTTTGTTAAAAACGCAGTTGTTGAAACTATTGGGTTTGTTCCTACAATTGGGAATATGTCTAAGATTGTATTTGCTCATCTAGAAACATTTTTAGCTTCAGTACATCATTGTATTGAAACTATAAATAATCAAGTAAAAAATGGAGAAAGAACTTTAAGTAATTTTAAAATAAATTTAAACGACACTGATTTAAATTATATTGATTCAAATAATGCATTGCCACCATTCCCACTATATTTGGATAGAGGTGTAAAAACCAAATATTGTGGGGATAAAGATGATAATAAGGATGTTGTTGGGTGGATAGGTGATGTTAGAGGTGATTGTGAAGAAGTAAAATTGATACAAGGTTTCACAAAGGCAATGCAAACAATAACAGATATAGATAAGGCAAACAGGAGAGAGTTGGATAATCGTGGTAAAATTCAAGATTTTATACCTCTCATCCCACTCGATTTGAATTATAAAGCTGGACCTTTTACATATTCCAATACTGATGGTGAAACATTGGAAGATTTTATTGGTCATATTGGTTTGAGGGCAACTTTATTGTTTGGTTATTTGTTTAAATCAGATATTGATAAAACTTCAATGAAATTATTTGCTGAACAAGCGGGTAAGGCAGATGCATATAATTATTATCTTCGTGGAATGACAAAAGATGAGATAAATGAAAGAATTTTATCAAAATTAGGCAAAAATGGTGAAAGAACAGTTAATGACATTATTGAAGTTTTACAATGTTCAGAAGATAAATTTAGTCAATATTTTAAAGGTTCAAAATCATCTCGTTATGTGTTTGAACTGATTAATGGTGGGACTCGTTATAATAGGTCTAGAAATTCGATACTTGCTAAAGGGGACAATAATTCATTAATATATAATTACTTATTTGTCAATAATAAAGATGATTTGGAATATAATGACTTGTTTTTATTACCAACATTCCCAAGTAATTTTAAAGGTTATATAAGCCAATATGTTGCAGGTGGAAATGGTGGAAGTCCATTTAAAATACCTGTAATAATTAACAATGTTAATGATAAATGTATTACATTAAATGATTATGATATTAAAAAATATTATAATGGTGATATTAATATGGAAAAATATATTAATCCATCTGTTTGTAATATTTTTACTGACGAGTCAGAAGTAGAAAAAATCATTAATTATTATAATATATTAAAAGATGGCGAAATAAATGTTAGGGATTATAAGAAAAGTGCTGATTTATCATCATTAGTCTCTTTATTGTGGCATGTTAATGATAAATATATATCATCTTACTATGATATAAATTGGGGTGGGAATTATGTGGGACCTGCAATTTGGGGGATTACTGGCTCAATGCCATTATATCATCAAATATTTTATAAAAAACTTAGTGCTGGCAAAAAATTAAAAACTTTGCCTTCTACAATATCAGAAGCTATAAATATTAGTGACATTAAAGTATGGTCGTTTAAGGACTGGTTTAAAAGTAGTTTGAGGGATGGTGAGATAGTATTAAATACATTAAATAATAAACCAAAAAACATTGATGAGTTTACTATACCTGAATTTGAAATTAGAGAAAATAGAAGTTTAATAACTTCATTATTTGGACACCCATTTTATTATATGCAGAATAATACTATGGAAGGTGAAGAGAATTCTGACAAGATACATCGAGTTTTAAAAAGTAAAGCATTGCTTTTTATCATGTCATTGCCAATTAAATACAATAATTTTAATATTAGCAAAAATATTAAAAATGGTGGTTTTTTTAGAGTACCTAAAGCATTATCGTTATTAATAGGTGGATTATTGTGGCGTAAAAGAATGTCAGATAAAAATAATATAGATGATGTGTTTATTTATGATGATGGGTTTATGAAATTTAAAAAGCCAAAATCAAATGGAAAGTCATGTAATTCAATGCTATATGATTCACATTTTAATGGTGTGATTGATGTTAATTTTTGGGGGCTTAACATAGTTGATTATTTTGGATATGATATTTTCTCATTAAGAGATTCTATCAAAAACAAATTTATTGAGGTTTTTGATAAGTGGGTTACAGATGTTAACGGATTTAAATTTATACAAAAAAATTATGAATTGTTTAATAAAGATGGTAGTTCTCTAACAAGTAAAAATTTGGTAGATTATGCGCATGAATGGGCAACAGCTTATAGGAATGGAGAATATGAAGCAGTATTTAAACAACCAACAGCAATAAAAAGATTTTTAGATAAATTCAGTAATAATTTTTTGACTAATTATGCATCGTTTTATGTGGATGATGGTGGAAAATCTTTCAAGCTATTAAATCGTGAAGAAACTTCTGTTATGGATGAAGTGAAGAAATTATATTCCTCAACAGATATAATAGCATTAAGCACATATGCAGTTTCAGGTGTTGAAGGCATTTATTCAAGCCAAATTTCATTTGATGTTGATTTGGCTAAGAGTTATTTTGGTTCTGTTATAAACACGTTGGAATCTATTGTTAATGACAGAGGTAGTGTGGACCAATCTGAAAACGAACCATCGGATTTAAGAGCTAATAGGGATGTTAATATAGCAATGTATATATATCTTAAAAACATATATGACAAATGGCTAATTGGTTATGACAAAAATACATTTATTGTAGAGAATTTTTTTAATAATAATTTCATTATTATTGATTCATTTTATTGCGATATAAAAGACAAATTAATAATCAATTGTGATTATTTCATGAAAAGATATTATGATATGGCTGATAATAATATTTTTTCATTCTTAGCCGACATATATGCACATCATGGCATGTTGTTTTTCCCAATGTCATCTTTTGTTGATTTTTCAAAAGATGATGTTTTAAATGATATGTTTAGACCATTACCTTTTAATTCTAAACCAGTAATTGATGAAAGTGTTAAATTTATATGTATGTATGTATATGAGCCATCAAAACACTTGCGTTTAGGTGAAGGTGATTCATCTTATGGATATAAAAATGATGGGTTTGATATATGGACACCTGAAGGTGGTAATAGTATTCAACCAAGGATATTTTTGCAAAATAACAGTAATTTTGTGAATGAAAATACTAAGTATGCATATAATATACCATCTTTTGGTGTTGCGTTTGGTAAAGCGAACCAATCATATTTCAAAAATATATCTCTTAATATGGATAATCCGATTACAACTGAATATTCAATAAAAGCGATATGGGATATTGCCAAACTAGGTTCTAATACAACAAAAGTTCAATTTATTGGTCAAGATTTATATTCTGTATGGTCTAACTACTCATATATGTGTGAGGTTGAAATGTTAGGTTGTGCCCAAGTACAGCCTTTAATGTATTTTCAGTTATTGAATATACCAATGTTTAGGGGAACATACATTATAACAAAAGTATCACATAATATATCAGCTGGTAATATGACAACAAAATTTGTTGGAGTAAGATTATCTAAAAATGCTCAACCTTATAATACTCAACCGTTTGGCATGTTAAGTGTTTTATCTAGGGATGGCAGTGGTTATTTTGGAGAATGGACAAATAATTATTCAACATCACCTGATGGATATTTATCTGATTCTTCAGAAAGCTATTATAAGTTTAATGACCCAGAAACTATAATTGTACCACCAGATGATTGTGGTTGTAAAAATGGAAGTGGATGGAATGGTTTGTCACAAATTATGAAAAAATTGTTTTATGCATTACGTGATAGTGTTGAAAGTATTCCTGGAAATGAAAAAGGAAAAGAATGGACGATTTGTGTGTCAAGTGGTAGAAGACCTCATTCTGAAAATAAAAAAAGTGACCATATATCAGGAAATGCCATGGATTTGCAAATTAAAAAGAATGGAATACAAATTCATGGCGGTCAAGATAAAAGAGAATTGGGTATCGTTTTTGATATTATTGTGACAACATATTATCCTTATATCAAACAATTGATAATGGAATATATAGATGACACAACTATGCAACAGAATTTTAATTTATTTAATACAATACATTTTGCATCTCTTGGAAAAAATGTGACAAAACAACCTACAATTTATCAATCTTATGATGCTGATGGCAATAATGTAAATCGTTTGCGAAGAAAAGATTCATTTTCTATTTCAGAAGATGTAATTAGTAATGATAAAACGTCAACTATTTTATTAAAAGATAATACTAAACTTAGTGAGAATCTAAAAAAAGTGAAAGATTTATCATACTTTATTTCTCCATATTATAAAAATACATGTAAGAAGAAATTTTATGATTATTTACCAGATAATATTGATAAGTTTAAGAATGTATTCACCTCATTTAATAGGTTTGATAATACTTCTTTAAAATATTATTTTGGATTAATTGATAATAATAATAATTTATTTGGTTTATCATATTTATCAAAAAATAAAGGAGAAGAAGGTTTTCAAAATCAAAAACGTTGTACAGATATTAATGCGTTTGCTGAAAAATTAGGGAATATTGCTTATATACATGGGTTTAATCCAAACTGGTTGATGGTTGTTATGGCTTCTGAAAGCGGTTTAGACCCATCAATACGTAATAAATCAAGTAATGCTGTTGGGTTGATACAAATAATGCCAACATATTATAATAGATGGGGAGTGTCAATGGAAACGTTACAGAATATGGATGCTACAGCACAATTAGAATATGTTGGAAAATATTTGTCTGAATGGGAGAATGCTAAATATCTTCATCCAGTTGATATGTATCTGGTTACATTAGCTCCTGCTATTTTATTTATTGATAACCGTAATGCTAGTAGTGTTGTGTATTCATCAGATAGTGTTAATCACCCAAGTATAATACGTTCATTATCATCAAATAGTACTTCTGAGTATAATGGTAATAAAGGATTTGATGTTGACAATAAAGGGTATATAACAATTAAAGATGTTCAAAATAGGTTTGTAAAGAAAGCATATGAATTTGCTAAAACTGGGGAAGATAAAGCACAATTAGATTATATTTTATCTTCATCAACTTATGCTTAACATTTGCATATTTTAAAATTTTGTTGTATATTTGCAGTATAGCTGTGTATGTTATAAATAGTAAACCATGTGTATTGCAAATATAGTTACAAAAAGAAAAATTACATTTGATTCATTCATTTGTAAATGTAAGAATATTAATGAAATAGATTCAACCAAACCCACCTTGATAATTGGGTGGGAAGAGGTTAAATCAATATATGGAAAAAATATATCCATATTAGAAAAACAAATTGATGATAAAACATTTTGGACGTTTGATAAAACTGAAAGAAGAAATGATTATGAAAAAGATATAAATGCCTTTTATTTTTTCATAATTAGAGATTTGATAAAAAATATCAAATACAAATATATAAATGTTATAACTGCAAAATATTCTCTAATAAAAAGACTTTTGAATTTTATTAGAAATGATAAAAAAAAATATATATACATTGATAATAATAGATTTGTTTTTATATATTGTGATGGTATTGTATGTGGAATATCTTTAGATGATTTGAGATATATGGATATTAACATTAATAAATGTTTAGGCATATTAAAATCTAATTCAAATAATCATATTGTGGAGAATGATTCGTTCTTATCCATTAAGTTAAAGCGAATAATAGGTAATGATAAGATGATAATACCTTATTTATACTCAATTATTTAGATTTATGAAATATTTATCTAAAAAGTGATAATATATGGCACAACGTTTTTTTAATAAGACTACACGTGTAAAATACGTTAGACCTTATAGTAATAATGCAATGGTGAAAAAGAATGCTGAAGCCCTTGCTGAAAATAAAGAAGAGACTATGATTGATAATAGAAAATTAGAACAAGTAGAAGATTTACTTAACAATATGGAAGGTAGACCAATGCCAAAGCAAAAAGTTAAAGTTGATAAGAAAGACAAAGGCATTATTGAAAGAACTGAAAATTCAAAAATTGTTCTTACAGAAGATAATAAAATGGTATTAAATGACTAATTTTAGATGGATAAAAAGTATTTAAAAGAACATAATTTACTTGAATCCCAACAGAAGTTTAAACAATTATGTGAATATACATTCATTAGTACACCATTAGCTGAAGATGATGATGACGATATGGATGATAATCAAAATACCCAACAGGATAGCAATAATCAACAAATGCCACCTATGGATAGTGGAACTTCACAACAAGGTAATCAAGACCAAGATATGCCACAAGGCGATGAAATGACAGATGATTCAATGACAGGCAGTGAAACTCCTAATGGAGAATTAGGTGATACATTACCAGATGATATTGGTAGCGAGGATGATGACACTGAAATTGTTGATATGGAAGGTGATGATGAAGAAGTCATTGATGTTGATGATTTGGCAAACTCACAGGAAGAAACTGAACATAAGGTTGAAGATGCTAATATGAAGATTCAACAAGTGATGGATAAAATTGATTCATTCCTTGTAGCATTAAAAGTAAATGATGAAAAAATTACTGATTTGACACATGAATTTCAAAAACGTGTCCCAACAGAAACAGAAAAATTGAATTTGCGTTCCCAAGCTTCATATCCTTATTCTATAAAACCTAAAGATTATTGGGATGATAAAGCGACTTCTTCTAATTATGATGTGATGTATGATAATGATGTTGCTCCTGATAAAGAAGAAAGAGAATATACCATAAGACAATCTGACATTAATGGTGATAATGCTAAGAGTATTGCTGATACGTTTGATGTAAAAGATGATATGAATTTGGAAAAGATATTTGGAATTTAATATATATTTGTGATGGTCAATAATTTAGGATTTATTGACCATTATTTTTTTGTAAAAGTGGTAAGTATAGAAAATAAGTTGTATATTTGCAATGTAATTTAAGTCGACTGGATTATCAATTAAATTTTAATGTAAACAATAAAAATAAAAAATTTTTAAATATTAATGGAAAATGTTAATATCCCACAAGACAGTATTTGGGCACAGAAAGATGAAATAGATTCTAAGAAAGTCTATAAAAAAGTAAATTTTGATGCAAAAAATTATTTAAACGTTAAGTTAAAAGACACTGAAGTTACTCGAACAGTGACAATTAGATTATTGCCATTCTCTCCTGAAGGTGGTAGTCCATTCCACTTAATTCATGCTCATAGCATTAAGGTTAATAAAGAATTAGCTCCACAATCAGCAAAACCATATAAAGCATATGTATGTTGTAAACATACAACAGAACTTCATGAAAAATATGGAAACAAATGCGCAATTTGTGATGCTCATGACGAATTTAGCCGAAAGATGAAAACGGCTGAGACAGAGGAAAAGAAAAAGATGTATTCTGATTTGGAGTTTCAGACAAGAAAATCTGAAAGTTGGATTGTTAGATGCATTGAACGAGGTAAAGAAGATGAAGGTGTTAAGTTTTGGAAGTTCAACGTTTCAAAGAAAAATGATGGAATTTATGACAAATTATTCAATTTGTTTAAATTGAGAAATGATGAAGCATTAAATGATGGAGATAAGGAAGGATATAATATATTCGACTTATATAAAGGAAAAGATTTAGTTCTTACCTTAACAAAAACATCAGATGGCAAAGTTAGTATTAGCATTGCGGATGCTGGTAGACCATCTGCTTTATCAAAAGACCCTGAAAAAGTAAAGGAATGGGTAAATGACAAGAAACAATGGACAGATGTATATGGTGTAAAAACTTATGATTATTTGAAAGTTACTTTAGCAGGTGAAGTTCCTTTCTTTGACCAAGAATCAAAAACTTTCGTTTCTAAGAAAGAATTTGATGAAAAGAATAAAAAAGAAACTGAGAAAACTGAGCAAGAAATCATTGAAGCAGCAGCAGCAATTCAAAAAGCAGCAAATGCTACTGAAGATGATGAATTAGGTCAAGTTGAAACGATTGAAGGACTATCTGATGACCTTCCATTCTAAAAAAGAATGTATTATGAGAAATGCTGACCAAAAATATTTTTGGTCAGTTTTCCTCTAATAATTAAATGTAAATATGGCGAAATTATATTACTATTATGGAACAATGGGTTCTACAAAAACTCTAACTTTACTTACATCAGCATATCAATTTGAAGAAAAGAATATACCATTTTTGTGTATGAAACCATCAATTGATACAAGGTGTGAAGAAAATATGATTGAATCAAGAGTTGGTGTTAAGAGAACCTGCATTACCATGCATCCATCATATAACATATATTCATTGGTTGATAAATACAATCAATCAAGCGATGCAATACTTCAAGATAAGCTAAAATGGATATTAATTGATGAAGCTCAGTTCTTGACTGAAGAACAAATTGACCAACTCGCAGCAATTGTTGATGAATTTGATATTAATGTTAGCTGTTATGGATTAAGAACCGATTTTAAATCTAGTCTATTTCCAGGTTCTAAACGTTTATTTGAATTGGCTGATACAATTGAAGAAATTAAGTCACCTTGTTCATGTGGAAGGAAAAGTATTATTAATGCTCGTATCGATACTAATGGAAAAATTGTTATATCAGGAAAACAAGTAATGATTGGTGGAGATGACAGCTATATACCTTTATGTCGTAAATGCTGGAAAGAAAAAATAACAAAAGAAAATACTAACGTTTAAATGGCTAAACAAGCAATTAAAAAGAAAGATGTCAGTGCATTTGACATCAAATCAATTAAAAATGAGATAGGTATTGGGGTCGAAACTTCAAAGGATATAAAGAAAAGTAATTCTGATAAACCTTTGGAATGGATAACTTTACCAGAAGCTTATCAAGAAGCGGTTAAGTTACCAGGTATTCCAATGGGGTATTTAACTTTGTGTAGAGGATGGTCAGATACAGGTAAATCTACACTTAAAAATTGTATCATTGCATCAGCAATGAGGATGGGGATTATCCCTGTTATTTATGAAACAGAAGGTAACTTCGACTTCCAACATGCAGTTGATTGTGGTATGGAAGCTGAACCTGTGTATGGAGAAGTGGAAGTGGTAGATGAAGAGACAGGAGAAATAAGAGTAGAAACACAAGTCATAAATTATGATGGTAATTTTATCTATTTTGATAATGATTTGTTGGCTAAAACCTATGGTAATAGAGATTACGATACTTCAACAAATAAAAAAGAATATAGAACTTATCCAGTCATTGAGGATATTGCATATAGCATGAATTGCCTTTTGGATATGCAAGATGAAGGAAAATTAAATAAACCATTATTGTTTATTTGGGATAGTATTGGAACAGTAACTTCTTGGAAGAGCTATAAGAGTAAAGCAGGTGGTAATCCAATGAATGAAGCAGCAGCATTAACAAATGCATTCAATATTATTACGAATGTAAGAATACCTAATTCTAGAAAAATGGCAAATCCTTATACTAATACAATGTTCTGTGTTAATAAGATTTGGAATGATGGAATGAATTCTATGAACGGTTTACCTTCTTTGGAATTGAAAGGTGGTAAAAGTATGTATTTCAGTTGCCGATTATTAATCCATGTTGGTGGACAAGCAAAGGCTTCAACTAAAAAATTGAAAGCTACATTAAAAGGTGAAGAATATAAGTATGGTATGGTTACTAAGATTGAGATTGTCAAGAACCATTTACCAACTCCATATAATGTAACTTATAAAGGTGAAATTTGCTGTGTTCATAGTGGAATTATTGGTGTTGATGATATTGACAGATACAAGAAAGAACAAATTCCATTAATTATGGAAAGATTGAAAGCAAATGCAAATGTTGATTTCTCAAATGTGGATGAATCTGATATTAAGTTTGAGGAAGAAGATGAAATGGAATCTTAATTGTTTAATTTTTTAAAAATTATAAAAATGAAAGTTTTACTTAAAAAAGAAGGGTATTTTGAGTTTGATGAAACAAAATACACTAAAATACCTAATGATGTGTTCAATGCAATGACAATTACTTCGTTTGAAAATGTTGAAAAAGTAGATAGTAATATTCCTGAAATATTATATTTTAAGAATATGAAAGATTACATGACACATGCTTCAAGTGGTAAATATGTTTTTGATAAAACAAAAGATGTTTTTGTCTCACAAAAAGGCGAAATATTCGTATATTTAAATTCTGTTATAAAATCAGGTAGTATTATAGTTGATAACAAAGGACTATCTTCAACAATAACTGTAAAAGATATTAAGCCAAATGCCACAACCAATTCCGAAAAAAATAGTACAGACAAAGCCTGAGTTAGCTGAAAAGACTTTTAATACATTGTTAATTGATGGTTCTAATTTGCTGGAAATATCTTATAATGGTGATAAAAGATGTAATTCTGAAGGAAAACAAGTAGGGGGAATTTTTCAATTTCTCCTACAAATTAAAATTTTGCTTCAAAAAGGAAACTTTGATTATGTTTATACTTTCTGGGATGGTGATAAATCTGGTCAAATGAGATATGATTTATACCCTTTATATAAAGCAAATAGAGATAAAACGTTTGATGAACCCAATTTGTCAAATTATTCTAAATCTGTTAACGAAACAGTAAGACAAATGATGAAGTGGGCTAAAGAGAAACAATCAAAAAGACGTGAAGAAAATCCTGATAAGTATCAACAAAAATTAAAAGATAAAGAGGCTTTTCATTTTCAAAGAGAAGTTGTTATGAAATGCCTTGAAGAGTTGTTTGTTAGACAATGTATTTCAAATGGTGTAGAAGCTGATGATTTTATTGGTTATTATGTAGTACATAAAAAACCAAATGAAAGAATTGTTATTTTATCTGGTGATAGGGATTTGACACAACTAATTCAAAAAGATGTTATTGTTTATTGCCCATCTCCAAATATGAAAACATTTCTGAATATAGATAACCATAAGGATTTAATTGGTTATAGAGCAGAAAATGTTTTGGTTAAGAAAATTATTTGTGGAGATGCATCAGACAACATTAAAGGGATAAAAGGAGTTGGTGAAGAAACTCTTTTAAAATACTTTCCAGAATTAAAAGAACGAGAAGTGCATTTAGAAGAGATTTTAGAGCGTTCTAAACAAATGATAGAAGAACGTAAGGCTAATAAGAAAAAACCTCTAAAATGGACGGAAAACATCGTTAATCGAGTTACAGATGGAATACAAGGCGAAGATATTTTTGAAATTAATGAAAAAATAATTAATTTAAGAAAACCTTTATTAACACCTGAAGCGGTTGAACAAATAGATTCAATGATGTATGCCCCATTAGACCCAGATGGAAGAAGTCTACAAAATTTATATAATATCATTTTATCTTATGGAATTGATGAATTGAAGGATAGTAATAAATTTGGGAATTTTTTTCTTGAATTTAAATACTTGATAGACAAGGAAGAAAAGTTTTTTAAAAGAGAAAACTTAAAAAATAAATGATATTTTTTGGCAAATAACAAAGATAAGTTGTATATTTGCACTATAAAACGGAAATGATAATAGCGTTTTAAAAGAAAATTTATCAAAAATATGTATGTCAAATTTTGTTTACAAAAAATTAAATGGAACAAAAAAGAGAATATCGTCAAGAACGTTTTCAATTTGTCTTATCAGTAAATGATAATATCATTTGTCAACGTTATTTTAGAATAAACGGTTTCAATGAAGATTCTTTAAATTCTTTGGAGCTGAAAGAAACAGTTGATGAAATTACAACTGGTATCATTTCTTCCATTCCGCTTCAAGGGATGGATATGTCTTTAACAGGTATGGATAGAGGCTTGATTAATTCAGACCTTGTATCAAAAAGTCGTGTTTATTTGTGGTACACAAATAACAAAATACCAATGAAACTTACTGGTTTTGAAAATCCATCTGAAGCTACATATATTGAATATGAAAATGCTGAAGCTGATATGGAAGAATGGGTTGGTAAAATGCAAAACCCGTGGGAAATAACATTCAAATTTTCTTTCTTGGTAGATGAAAGGGAAGTTTGTACAAGAATTTGGGATGGTAGTGTGTACCCTAAATATGTTAGGGATAGTGTAGACATTACTAACAAGAAAACTTCATATGAGAATGAAGATGTGAATAGATTATCTTTTTCTGCAAATCTTATCAGGCACATGACTATTGACAAAACTGACTTAGTGTATAGCATTATTGAAAAGTTTTGTGATGTATTAAGTTCAACTTATACAAGACAGTATTATTATACAAAAGTTTTGAACTATGGCAATGGCAAACAAAAATCTAAACATGGTAAGAAAACTTATCATTTAAACAACAAATATTATATCAATAGTTTAGAAAAACTATATGCGAAAAAAACAAAGGAGTATATGGATTCACTTTATCCATCAAAAAAAGAATGTGAATACTACAACAATTGTTTATAATTAAAAAAATATGGCAGAAAATTCAAAAAACCGAGATAATTTGGGTTATCTCGGTCCTGAATTTCAATATAAGTTGGTAAGGGCGTTTATGGATGACCATAAATTCTTTGTTGGCATCAATAATATTGTTGACCAAAACATGTTTACTGAAAGTGCTCTTAGAACTTATGTTGGAGTGTTAAAAGAGTATTATGAATTGCATGAGATGATACCATCTTATCAACTTATGGAAATTGAACTTCGTTCTAAGTCTAAAAATGATATAGAAATTCAAACGTATGTTGATACTTTAAAGAAAATTAAAGAAACCCCTAATGAGGGTATTGATAGCATTAGAGACATTGCTGATAGATTTTTTAAACAGCAAAATCTGACCAAAGCAATTAATAAAATTAGTAAGGTTATCCAAAATGGGGAATATGACAAATACTATGAGTGTGAAGATATAATCCGTAAAGCACTTGAAGTTGGAAGTGAAGAAGATTTGGGAATTGGAGTTTTTGATAACCTTGAACTTGTTCTTTCTGATGATTATAGATGTCCAATTCCAACAGGTATTGGTAAAATTGATGAAACTTTGGAAGGCGGTTTAGGAAAAGGTGAACTTGGTATTGTGTTGGGTCCATCCAGTTTTGGTAAAATTCAGGCATTTGATTCTCAGATAGTTACACCTGATGGGTATAGAAATATGGGTGACTTAAAAGTTGGTGATTATGTTATTGGAAGGAATGGAAAACCAACTAAAGTACTTGGTGTATATCCACATAAAAATTGGGAATTTTATAAAGTAACTTTCTCGGATGGTGTATCTTGTGAATGTGGAATGGAACATTTATGGAATGTTAATTCATGGTATCAAAGATGCGGTAAGAAATATGTTAAAGGCTCTTATTCAAAAGATGGGTATAAAAAAGTATATCAACCAGACCATTCATTTCAAACATTAACACTTAAAGAAATTGTTGATGAAGGGTTATATCGTAATTGGGCAGGCAAAAAAATATACAACTTTAAGATACCAATGTGTGAACCAGTTCATTTTAATGAAATACCTGTTGATATAAGTCCTTATTTGATTGGATATATGATAGGTAATGGAAATTTAAAGTCTGGCGTAATAACAGTTGGAATGCAAGATATTAAAGAATCATCATCTCTATTAAAGAATGATAAATTTGATTTTAATATCACAACAGATAGTAAAAGAAGGAATAGTTTAAGATTTGGAAATAAACTTGTTAATACTTTATCAAAATATTATGACATAAATTCTGTGGCACATCAGAAATATATCCATCACGATTATTTATTTAATTCATTGGAAAATCGTATTGAGCTTCTCAATGGATTAATGGATTCTGATGGTACATGTCAGAAAAATGGTTGTTCTTGCTATAACACAAAATCAAAACAATTAGCAGAAGATGTAAAACAATTGGTATTATCACTAGGTGGTTTCGCTACTGTTAGGGAAAAAAAATGTGGATATTTCAATACGAAATATAACGAGTATAGAGATTGTGGTATTCAATATGAGGTAACAATAACTTTATGTGACCCAACAATTCCAATATTTAAATTGAAGAGAAAACAGGATAGAGTTATTTATAGAAACAAGAGAAAAGGAGAACGATTTATTAAATCAGTTGAATTCTCACGTGTATGTGATGGACAGTGTATTAAGGTTGATGCTGAAGATGAACTTTATTTGACTGATGATTTTATTGTAACTCACAATACATCTTTAACAACTGCAATGACTTCTCATGCTGCAACTTATAAGTGTGATAAAAACGATTATAAAGGCTTTAAAGTCTTACAAATTGTATTTGAGGATAGAGAGAAACAAATTCAACGTAAACACCTTGGTAGAATTGCTGATGTTGAGGCAAAAGATTTATCAAAACCAAACTTTAAAGAACAAGTTTTGAAATCAATTGATAATTTTGAAGATTATGAATTAATTAAAAATAATATTAGAATTATTCGATTTCAAAGTGGTGAAAAAACCGCAACTCAAATAAGACAATTTATTAAAAAATTGATTAATTCAGGGTTTAAACCTGATATGGTTGTTGTTGATTATTTTGAATGTGTTAAACTTGAATCAGGCACAACCGCAGGTGATAATGAATGGTCAAGAGAAGGTATTACAATGCGTAAATTTGAATCTATGGCTAATGAATTGGATATTGCATTATGGGTTCCAATTCAGGGTACAAAAGATTCTCTTGGGGCTGAATTGGTTACAATGAGTCAAGGTGGTGGTTCTGTGAAAAAAATTCAGATTGGTCATATTATTATGTCTATTGCTCGTACAATGGAAAGCATTGAACGTAATTTAGCAACCATCGCAATTCTTAAAAACCGTGCAGGTAAAGCAGGTAAAGTTTTTAATAATGTTGAGTTTAATAATGGTACATGTAGAATTAGTACTGACAATATTGACGAGTTCAATATGGTAGAATATAATGAAGATAAACAAAAACAAAGAGAACAACTTGCCAAAGAAGTGATTAATGGACTTGGTAAGAAATAATTACTAAAAAACGAGTACTAAATATGCTCGTTTTTTATTTTTATACAATAAAAATTTTTAAAAATTTTTTCTTTTTGATTATCAATAAAATAAGTAAAAATACATGTTAAGAAATATTATTGAGCGTGTTTTTATAAAATTCAACGCTTATTTATAAATTACAAAAATAGATATAATATGATAGTTTATAAAAGTGATAAAACATATGAAGAGTATAATGTAGAAAAAGTACGCAGAGGTATATGTGAAGCATATAATGCAGTTGGTGAGCCATGCCAAAACGAAATTATTAATTCAATTGTTAACAACCTTTTCATTTATGAAAAAATAGCTTCTAAAGAAATACGTAGACAAGTTGAAGAAAGTTTAATGTCTATTAATAAAAAAGTTGCAAAAGTTTATATTGAAAAATTTAGAAAAGATAAAGAACTAAAAGACAAAGATGATTTTATAAGAGAATATATCAAAGCTTCAAATGCATCCACTGGTTCTAAATATGATTCTAATGCTAATGTTTCAAATAAAAACATTGTAACAATGGGGCAAGAATTATACAAGATTAATAATATCAATCAAAACAGATATATAATGTTTAATAAAATTAAAACATTATTTTCTAAAAAACTTGCTGATAGATATTTGTATGATTTAACGCATAAATTAATTTATAAACATGATGAAACTGCAATACCAGGAATGCCATATTGTGTTGCAATTACCATGTATCCATTCTTGATAGATGGTTTGAAAAAATTAGGCGGTCAATCAGCAGCACCAACTGATTTAAAATCATTCTGTGGCGGTTTTGTTAATCTTGTATATTCAGTCTCATCTCAATTTGCTGGTGCAGTCGCAACTCCTGAGTTTTTGATGTATATGGATTATTTTATTCGTTTAGATTATGGAGATGATTATTTGAATCACCTTAATGATAAAGTAGAATTGAATAGAAAAGGTAGAACTTTGGAGAAAGTAATTGAAAATTGTTTTCAGCAAGTAGTCCATTCAATGAATATGCCAGCTGGAAATCGTGGTTATCAAACAGTTTTTTGGAATGTTGGTTATTTTGATAAGCCTTATTTTGATGGTATATTTAGTGATTTTGTATTTCCTGATGGAACAAAACCATGTTGGGAAACATTATCTTGGCTACAGAAAAAGTTCATGAAGTGGTTTAATAGAGAAAGAGATAAATATGTTCTTACATTCCCTGTTGAAACTATGGCTATGTTAACTGATGGGCATGATATTGTTGACAAAGAATATGCTGATTTTACTGCTAAAATGTGGGCTGAAGGACATTCATTTTTCTGCTATTTATCTGATAGCCCAGATTCTTTGAGTTCGTGCTGTTTTTCAAAAAATCAGAAAACTTTAACAAGGTCATCAAATGGCATTAATTATATGAGTTTTGAAGATTTGGAGAAATCTAAATATAATGACACTAAAAGAAATATGACTATTTTTCATAATGGAAGTTGGGTTAAAGGAAAACTTATTAAACTGCCTAATAGAAAAATGTTCAAGATTACAACATCAAACAATAAAGAAATAATTGTATCAGACAATCATATTAATGTTACATTTGATGGTGAAAAACCAACAACAGAATTAACAATAAATGACTATTTAATGTTCAATAATAGGGTTTTAAATTCTTTCCCTGAAAAAGATGAACATTTAAGTTATGAACAAGGTTTTGTTATTGGAGCTTTTTTAGGTGATGGTTCTTTTGGCTCTTATGTTAATGGGAAAATATATGACATTAATTTTTCTCAGAATTCTTTTAATTATGAAAAAACAATGTCATGTGTAACAATTGCTAACAAACAACTTGGCGGTGTTAATGTATGTAAAATGAATAGTGTATATAATAATGTTTACCCACTAAGAATATCATCAGATAAAATGGTTTCATTTATTATGAAATGGACTAATTGGGAAAGAGGTACATATGCACATAATAAAAAATTAAATTTAAATGTTTTAGAACAATCTTTAGAATTTAGACAAGGTATATTGGATGGCTGGTATTCGACTGATGGTGGAAATTCAAATCGTTGTTATACTACTAGTTCTGAATTAGCTGAGAATATGGAAGTCTTAATTTCATCATTAGGTATGAATAGTATTATTGATATGTCTAATAGAACAGATGAATCAGTAATAATTAGAGGTGAAGAGTTTAAAAGAAATTATCCTTTATTTTGTGTAAGATGGTATGAATCAAAAAATAAACGTTCTATGAAATATGTTTATAAAACAAAAAATAATTCAACATATTTCAAAATTAAAGAAATAGAGCCTGTTGATTATTCGGATGAAATATACTGTTTTGAAATGGATAATGAAGAAGAACCATATTTCACATTACCAAATGGTATTATAACACATAATTGTCGTTTGAGAAATTCTATACAAAAAGAAGATAGCGAACATAATCACACAACACATCAGTTTTCTATGGGAACTGCTTCAGTAGCAACAGGTTCTAAGTCTGTAATGACAATTAATCTTAATAGAGTAATTCAAGATTCTGTTAGAAGATTTTATAATGAAAATGTATTGTGCGACAGTCCAGAATTAAACAAACAGATTGATATTAAAAACAGTATTTATAAAGATAAAATTTATGAATATATTAAGAATGATATTACTGAAATAACAGAAAGAGTTCATAAATATCAAAAGGCATTTAATGAAATTGTTAAAGATTTCTTACAAGCTAATATGTTGGATGTTTATTCAGCAGGTTTTATAGATATGAAAAAACAATATTTAACAGTTGGCGTTAATGGTCTTACTGATGCTGCTGAATATTTAAAACTTGATATTAGTCCAAATAAAGACTATAACGAATTTGTTAATTTAGTATTAGAAACAATTAATATTTGTAATGCCAAAGATAAAACAAAAGAATTAATGTTTAACACTGAGTTTGTTCCTGGTGAAAATCTTTCAGTTAAAAACTATAATTGGGATAAAAAAGATGGATATTATGTAAGTCCTAAACATAAAATGTATAGTTCTTACTTCTTTAATCCTGAAGATGAAAATCTATCAATTATAGATAAAATGGTTTTACATGGAAAAGATTATGTGAGATATTTGGATGGCGGAAGTGCAAATCATATGAATTTGAAAGAACATTTATCTTTTGAACAGTATAGACAATTATTGCGAATAGCTTCTGAAAATGGAACAAATTATTTTACTTTTAATGTGAAAAATACGGTATGTAATGATTGCGGTTATATAAGTAAGCACACATTAGATGAATGCCCTCATTGTGGTGGCAAAAATTTGGACTATTTAACAAGAATAATTGGTTATTTGAAACGAGTTTCATCTTTCAGTGAACCAAGACAAGAAGAAGAACATGCAAGGGCGTATATTGATTAAGATATGGTGAAATATATTGAAGATATAACATCTATTGTTTTTGAAGAGATACCTGATAAGGTGAGTTTGGCAGTGAATATTAGTAACTGCCAAAACCACTGTAAAGGGTGTCATTCGCCTTTTTTAATTAAAAATATTGGCGAAGAACTGACATTTGATGTAATAGATAAATTAATGAGTAAAAATAAAGGCGTAAATTGTTTTTTATTTCTGGGCGAAGGTAATGATAGGGATATGTTATTTAAACTTAATGACTATATAAAAGAAAATTATAACATTCATACTGCATTATATAGTGGTCGTGATAGAGTTGAAGACGAATTGTTTGATAGATTTGATTATGTTAAGGTAGGCTCTTATAAAGAAGAATGCGGTCCATTAAATAATAAAAATACAAATCAAAGGCTTTTCTATCATAAAAAAGATATTACATATAAATTTTGGAGATAGATAAAAAATTAAAAGAGAGGTTAATACCTCTCTTTTTTATATAATAATTATTTAAATTTTTAATGTTGCTATATATATTGTTATAACAATAGTTTAGTATGGCAAAAATACAATATTATGGAATACATTATCCATTCACATCAACAGGAATAACTAAAACATTTGTTGACTTAGATAGTGACCCACAAAAAGCAATGCAGAGTGATATAATGAGTGTAATATTCACCCCAAAAGGGCAACGTATTAGAAATCCTGAATTTGGAACTAATCTGATAAGATATTTGTTCAATCCTAATGATAATGAGACGTGGACTGATGTAAAAGCCGAAATTAAAACAGCAGTGGCACAATTTGTTCCAAATGTGACATTAACAGACTTAAATGTTTACGCTAATGGTGGAGATGGACATGGTTTGGTTGCTGAAATAAGTTATTCAGTCAATGAAGGTAATTTTACTTCAGATTATACAATAATAACAAACATTTAAAAAATACAAATGGAAAAAACGATAAGTTATCTTGCAAGAAATTATGATGATTTCAAATCAGAATTTCAAAAATATACAAGAAAATATTATCCTTCAATGATGAACGATTTTCAAGACGCATCAGTTGGAGAGTGGTTCATTGATTTGATTAGTGCTCTAGGTGATGACCTTTCATATCATATAGATAGAACTTTTCAAGAAACTGATAGTAATAGTGCACAACAAAAAGGTTCATTGTTGGATATAGCAAGAACTAATGGGCTTAAAATACCAGGGCGTAAATCTGCTATGGTAGAAATTGAAATTAGTTGCGAATTACCATTAAAAGGAGACCCAAAGCTACAATTAGCGGATGAATCATATGCCCCAATCGTGAAACAGGGTACAGTAATTTCAACAGGTTTAATTACATTTCAAATAATGCATGATGTTAACTTTGCTGAACAGTTTAATGAAGATGGCATATCTGATAGACAAATTATACCAAAGAGAAATGCTAATGGCTTAATTGAAAAATATACTTATAAAAAATTAGCATTAGCACTTGCAGGGGAATCAAAAATTTACAAACAAACTTTAACAAGTAATGATATTGTTCCATTTATGGAAGTATTATTACAAGATACTAATATTTTAAATGTTGAATCAATCATATTTAAAGATGGCACTAATTTTAAAGATGACCCACCTATTTCAGACTTTATGATTGAAGATGAAATATATACACCTAAAGAGAACGGAACCAAAACTTGGCGTTTTTTTGAAGTTGATTCATTAATTGAACAATATCGTTTTGGTGATGTGTTAAATTCTGATGGTGTTCCTCAAAGTGAATTTTACACAATGCCTGGGATTGATGAAAATGGTAATTATTTAGTTGATGATGATGGAAGTAATGTTTGTGTAAGGACAGCACAAGTTTATAAAGGGGAATGGAAATTTTTAAGACAAAAGTTTATTACAGAATATACAAATAATGGTCAGTTGAAAGTAATATTTGGTGCTGGTGGAAATATGCCACTTCCAGATTGTAACTCAAATTACATTAAATGTCAAATGAGTAAAATGGCAAGTAATGAATTTCTTGGTGTATTACCAGAAGCAGATTGGACTATGTTTATTTTATATCGTGTTGGTGGCGGAGAACAATCAAATATTGCAGCAAATACACTAACGAATTTTGTTTATAGAAATATACAAATTGATGGTAATCCAAATGATACAGATTGTGTTGAAAAAACTAAAGCTGTCAAAGATTCTTTAAAGGTTACTAATCCAAGCCCTTCTTTTGGTGGTAAGGATGAACCAACAGAAGATGAAATACGTTATTTGATTAAATATAATAATTCAGCACAAGACAGATGTGTTACTTTAAAGGATTATTATGTGAGACTGATGAAAATGCCAGCCAAATATGGCACACCATTTAGATTAGGTGTCATTGAAGAAAACAATAAAGTAGTTATTTATACTCTTGGACTTAATGAATCAGGGCAATTAAGTAAGCTGTTACCTTCAGCAATGGTTGATAATATTCAATCATATTTGAGTAATTATCGTATGATTAATGACTTTGTTGAACTTCGCTCAGGTAAAATTATCAATTTATCTTTTGAGGTGGATGTTTTTATTAGTAAAACATATGATAAAAGTGAAGTTGTTAGAACTGTGATTGATACTGTTTATGATTATATGTCTATTAATAAACATCAAATGGGTGAAGATATTTTTATTGGTGATTTGGAGAAAGATATTTCTAAAATTGATGGTGTCATCAACTTGATTGATTTAAGAGTGTATAATGAGACAAGTACAGGTTATTCTGATGATGGTACCACACAACAAATTGTTTCTCCTTATGCTTGCCCAACTGACCCTGAAGAAATGCAAGATACTGAAGTTGTTTCAGGTAGAAGTCAAATTGATTTAAAGGCATCAGACGGATTACTATTTAGTGAATCTAACTCAATGTTTGAGATTTTAAACAAAAAAGACATAAGAATTAGAGTTAAAACAAGATAATGTTTTTCAATAAGTTCTATTCAAATTCTCATGCATTCCTTTATATTTATAATAAAGTGTAATTAACTATTAAATAAAAAAATATACTTTTTTACACCTTTTTAACCAAAAATTGATAACTTGTTAAAATAACAATTAATAATGATTTTTAATTTGATATGTTAAGAGCAGTGAAAATAAGATTATATCCAAGCAAAAACCAAGCAACAATGATAAACAAGTTGCTTGGTTGCTACCGTGTTGTATATAATCAATGCCTTAACAGAAAAATTGAATCATATAAGAATGACGGAAAATCAGAAAACCTTTCTACACTTGGGAAATTCGTTCATCATGAACTATTGAAAGATGATAATTTCATTTGGCTAAGAGAACAGAATACAAAAGTTCTAAAACAAGCAGTGAAAGATATGTTGACAGCATACAAAAATTTCTTTGAAAAACATACTGGTTATCCTAAGTTCAAGTCAAAGCATGACAACAAGCAATCTTGTAGATTTGAACTTGGGGCAATTTCCAAACGTAATGATTATACGACATATCATTTGTCGCTTGCAAATATAAAAAACGTCAAGTTCAGATGTAATGAGAAGTATGCACAATATTTACAGAAGCACCATGACAATATAAGACAAGCAACACTAACAAAATTGCCTTGTGGCGAATATTACTTGTCTATATTGGTTGATGGGGATTTAACACATAAGGTTAAAGAAACGGATGCTGTTGTAGGTATTGACCTTGGTATAAAGGACTTTGTAATAACAAGTGATGGGGAAGTGTTTAATAATCTTCATTTCAAGAAATCTGAAACCAAGAAGATTAAGAGGTTACAGCATCAGTTGTCAAAGAAAGAGAAAGGGAGTAATAATAGAAACAAAGCAAGGATTAGGTTTGCTAAGTTATATAAGAAGATAAATGATAAAAAGCAATACTATCTTCACACAGTAAGTAATTCACTCATTGACGAAAACCAAGTTATATGTATGGAAGACTTGAACGTGAAAGGTATGATTAGAAATCATAATCTTGCTGAAAGCATTTGTGAGATGAACTTCGGTGAGTTTCGTAGGATGCTTGAATACAAGGCTCAATGGTATAATCGAAAGATAGTATTTGTTGATAGGTTTTACCCATCAAGTAAAATGTGCCATAATTGTGGCTACATCAATAAAAGCCTCACATTAGTTGACAGACAATGGGTTTGTCCTCAATGTGGTGAACTTATTAGTAGGGATTACAACGCAGCATTGAACATACTTGACGAGGGATTAAGAATAATTAGGTATCAGTAGTACCGAATATACGCTTGTGGACTATCCTCCTATGGATGACCGTTGTGAAAATAACCTAAAAAGTAGTGATAGGTTGAAACAAGAAGTTAATAATGAACAAACTTTTTCGTTCAAGTTTTAATATACTGTAATATATGAGAATTTCTTTAACAACAAATGAATTTATTGAAAGAGCTAAATTAATTCATGGCGATAAATATGATTATTCAAAAGTAGTATATAAAAATGGAAGGACTAAAATTATTATAGTATGTCCTATACATGGAGAATTTTTACAAAAACCACATGACCATTTATATGGTAGAGGTTGTCCTAAATGTAAGAACAAAAGAATAAAAGAAACATTATCTGATGATAGATATACTTTTATTTGGAAAGCTATACAAAAACATGGTTATAAATATGATTATAGAAAAGTGGATTATACTAATAATAGGGTAAAAGTTTGTATTATATGTCCTGAACATGGGGAATTTTGGCAGAAACCAAATAGTCATTTAAATGGATGTGGATGTGCTAAATGTAGCCATAATGTTAAATTAACAACTGATGTTTTTATTGAGAAGGCTATAAAAATACATGGTTATAAATATGATTATTCAAAAGTAAGTTATGAAAATAATTATACAAAGGTTTGCATTATATGCCATAAACATGGCGAATTTTGGCAACTGCCTAGTGACCACTTACGTGGTTTTGGCTGCATTAAATGTAGTGGTTTAGAAAAGTTAACAACTAAAGCATTTATTGAAAGGGCTAAAAAGGTGCATAAAGGAAAATATGATTATTCAAAAGTAGAATATGTTAATTCAGATTCAAAGATTTGTATTATATGCCCTAAACATGGTGAATTTTGGCAAACACCACATTCGCATTGCTCTAAAAATGGTTGCCCATTATGTGCAAATGAAATAAATGTTTATGAACAACGTTTGTTCTCTTTTTTAAAAGAACAAAATTTAAATATAGAATATCAAAAACGTTTTAAATGGCTTGGTAAACAGTCATTGGATTTTTATTTACCAGATTATAATATAGCAATTGAATATCAAGACGAACAACATTTTGAACCTGTTAAAAAATATGGTGGATTTGATACATTATTGAAAACAATGGAAAGGGATAAAAGAAAATATAATTCATGTAATAAAAATGGTATTAAAATTATTTATTTCACATACAACAAAAAGCATCCTAAAGAATATATAGATAAAATATTGGATAATGAAAAAGAATTAATTGATTATATTATTAAAACACGTTAATTAATATATTTTTAACAATTAAAGGCAGCTATTTTTAGTTGCCTTTTTTATTGACTTTAAGGTAAATAGATTTTAATTTTTAATCAAAACGAAGAATAAAATGGGATGTAATTGTAAAGCTCAGAATAATTTTAATAAGATAGCTTCTAAGTATGGGGATGCTTTACCTAACAAAATTGAAGGTAGAGCAGGTTTCAGAGGGATTATTGATGCATGTATGAATGCAATTGGTCAAATTATTACTGGAATTTTATTGTGTGTGTTATTTATTGTCATAGCAGTTCCAATTGTGTTTTATATTGGCGGATGCATGATTATTGGAAAAGAAGCGCATATAAAATTATTGAATTTTAAAAAGAAAAATAAGAATGACTCAAAATAAAAGTTACCGAATAAGAACTAAAGTTGGTGAAGAACCAGGTGTAATAAATGTTCATTTAGACCAATCTTATGATTTGTTTGAAATTTTATCATTAAAATTGACACAAGAAGATGCTTATAAATTATATACATCTTCGTATGGTGTCATTGTTGGTAGAATTATTGCAAATGGTGGGTTTGGTATTCCTAATGCTAAAGTATCTGTATTTGTTGAAGTAAGTGATGAAGATTATTTGAATAATGAAAAAAATTACTTATACCCATATTTTAGTACTTCATCAGTGAACAATAATGGTATTCGTTATAATTTATTACCTGACGAGCCAATTAATGATTGTTATCAAAATGTAGGGACATTCCCTAACAAACGTTTAGTATTGGATAATGATACTGTATTGGAAATTTATGATAAATATTGGAAATATACATCTGTAACAAATGAAGCAGGTGATTATATGATATTTGGTGTTCCAACAGGTCAACAACAGGTTCATGTGGATATAGATTTATCAGATATTGGAGCTTTATCACAACGTCCTCGTGACATGGTTTATAAAGGATATAATATAAATCAATTTGAATCACCTAATAAGTTTAAACAATCAACAAACTTAGATTCACTATCACAGATATATACACAAAATACTGGTGTGAATGTTTATCCATTTTGGGGAGATTCTGAAGAAAGCGATGGAAATATTGCAATTACTCGTGCAGATGTTCAAATAGAATATCTATTTGAACCTACTTGCGTGTTTATTGGGTCTATTGTTACAGATACAGGAACAAATGCAATTGGTAAAAACTGTACTCCAATGACCAATGCAGGTAAAATGAACCAGTTATCAACAGGAGAAGGTTCAATTGAAATGATTCGCAAAACGTTAAATGGTACAGTTGAAGAATATCAAATAAAAGGTAATAGGCTTATAGATGGTGATGGCGTTTGGTGCTATCAAATTCCAATGAATTTGGATTATGTGGCAACAGATGAATATGGTAATATTGTGCCAACAGATGACCCAACAAAGGGTATTCCAACACGTACAAGAGTTAGATTCAGAGTTTCTATCGATGATTCTCCTAATGATGCTACTGCAAGAAAAAGATGTAAAATATTAATTCCTAATAATCCAAGAATTGATGAAAATAACCCAATATTTTCTCAAACAAAAGAGGTTGATTATGAATTTGGTACATCAACACGTGAAGAGAGTTATAGAGATTTATTCTGGAATAAAGTATATAGTGTAAAGTCGTATATACCTCGTTTACAAAATAATACCTCATACAAAAATCGTAAACATTCAGGAATTAAAATGGTAAACCATTATGGTGCTAATAATCCAATTCCATATAACAATGTAAGTATTAAATTAGGTTTCATGTTTAGAATGATTTGTGTTATTGCAAAAGTTATTATTGATTTAATTGCATTCTTAAACAACTTGATTTCTATTTTAGGCTGGCTTCCTTGTGAATTGGCTTCATTTAAAATTTGTATTTTTAGATGGTGTATTAGACCATTTGGATGGATGAAAAAAGCAATTCCTACATGTGTTAGATTAACATCCGATTTTTGTGATGATGATATTAATCGTAAAACTTATTATCCTGGTTGCGGTAAACCTTTTGGTTGTGTATGGGATTTAACTAAAGAAAAACATGAAGAAGAAAATAGAAAATTGATTAGTAACGGTAAAGAAGATGAAACGACCCAACCTGATAATAGTAGGGATAGTTTATTTACTTGTGTGGAGAATGAATTGGCACAAGATAATGAAGTGACTTCTTTTAATTTTGCAAATGATTGGGTTAATGGTGTTCTTTATGCACCGCTTTGGTTTAGAAAAATCACACCTAAAAAAAGATTTTTGTTTGGGTTAATAAAAATTAAAGCTAAAGACCAATGGTGTAGTGCAGCTAAAAATTTTGGCTCTCAAAGAGTGTTTCAGCCATGTAGTTTGTGGATGGGAAAAGATGAAAGTAGAGGTGGCTCATATAAAAATAATGAAGGTAAAAATATCACACCTTATTTTGATGTGAATAATGATAAAAATAATAATTGTAGTAAAAATGGATGTCATAAAGCAATCACTACTCTAAATGCACAGAAAGGTATTATTGTTGATAAAACAACAATGTTAAAACAGACAGTATATTATTATGCGCCTGTTTATTATGATTCAACTGAATTGAGAGATATTGAATTGTTATATGCAACTGATATTATATTACTTGGGAGCTTGAATGATTGTGATTTAGATGGTATTCCACAGTTTTTTAAATACTTAGAATCATCAACATATAATATGCCAAGTGATATTTTGTTTACTGACACAGAAGTACAATTAACTGAGGAAGGGACAAAATTTACAACTGATACTGAAATGACAGGGGCAGATTGGGGTAACTATAATTCAAAAGACCAATGTAATAAAACTGATGGTGGTTTGTTTTATGGTATTGGTTGTTCTTCAATTGAAGTACATACTAAATCTTGTGTTAATTTACAAAGGATTTGTGAATTAGGCGTTTCATTAGATGAAACAATATCAATTAGAAATTTAGCCAGCCAAAGTGATGGAGATAGTGCTTATTCATTGCTTGTTGCTGATGGGTTTGTATCTAAAGATGAATTGGCTGAATCTGATGCAAGAAGTATGTTTGCTACTTTGAATGGTAATAATTTAAGAACTAAATTAGATAATACCAATGGTTTGTTTAAATATGACTTTGATTACATATATCCAAATAATTTTGATGGAAGTATGTATCAATTAATGAAAGATAGACAAAGCGGATGCGATAGTAATATTACATATAGATTTAATTTTAACTTAGAACAGTTTAGTCGTGATTATTATAAATTTAGAATGGGAAATAACCCATATTTTTACAAATATGAAGGTGGTACTAGAGAAAATCCTAATTACGTAATATTCCCTAGATATGAAAATTCGTTTTATTTTTACTTTGGCTTAAACCTTGGAAAAACAGCAATTGATAAATTCAATAGTCAATTTTTTAGTACTTGTTCAAATACATATAATGAACCTTTTAATGTTGGCATAATTACTCTTCCAAGTCCTTGGTGTAATTCAACAAATGGCACAATATTATTAAATTTAACAGATATTTTAACTCCTTATGAAATCATTATTAATGGTATCAGTGATGGGACTTTTAGTAGGGTTTATAAAGATATTACTGAAACTAAAATATATCTTGGAACAAAACCATCTGATTATGTTGATTATCATAATGTGACTGATGAAGATGGAAGAAATGATGGTTTATCAAATGGCGATTATGAAGTTACAATAACTGATAGTGATGGTAGTATTGTACAGAAAGAGATTTCTTTAATTCCTCAATATTTGATATATAGTATTGATACGATAAATTTCAAAATACCTAATAATATTTTGAAACAAACTTATGGTGCATATAATAATGTTCGTGTTGCTAAGTTAGATGGATGGCAGGGAGATGGAAAAGGCTGGGAAAATGGTCAACCAGGAGAGAATAGTGATAGTATTGGTGGACGTATAACAATAGGTGATGTATATGTTAAAGATGTACAATTATCACCTGTTAAAAGTGATGGTACGTTAAAAGATACATCATTAACTCGTGGTTATACAATTCGTTTAACTAAATTGGTTGAAGAAACAACCACTGAATATTATACTGATGAAAATGGGCAAATACAAAGCACTATAAAAGTAACAACTAAAAGTGTTCCTATTCAATTAACAGAACAAGAAATTTTATCAGGTATCTTTGAATGTGATGAAGGTGGGCAATCTTATCAAGTTGATGTTATTGAACTATGCAAAGATGGTAACAGATATACACTTGAAAGTAAAAATATTGTTACTAATGTAATTTATGTTGATGAACCGATTCCTGTTAAAATGTATATTAATGATGTTGATTATGAATTAATTCAAAATTTTAAAACAGGATGGGTTAAAAATGGTAATAAATGGGTTCAACAACAAAGCGATTTTTATGGATGGGATAGAATTGGAGATATTAACAATCCAGCATATAATTGGTCTGAAGAAATATTAAAACTTCCTGATGACGAGCCTAACAAGTTACAAACAGCAGCTAAAGAAGAATTGATAGCACAAGTAAAAGAAGCGTTTTGGATAACATGTGCTGAATCATCTAAGAATATGAATGTTAATGCGCAAACTAATGATTATCCCGTATCTTATGGTATTCAATATCAAGCTGAAACTCCTGACCCATCAAATGACGAAGTTCATATTGTTGACGAAAATTATAGCATTACTGATGCAATATCAGTGTCAGATGTTAAAGTTCCAACATTATTGCCTTTAGATTCAGATAACTCAGGACAAATTGTAGCAAATTATGGTAAATTAAATGTACAAAAAATACCTTATTTCTTTGTTATGAAAGATAATAATGGCACGATTATACCTGTTGGTTCAAATGTTTTATCTCCTATTAGTAATTCAGACACGAGTAAATGGTTTGGTGTTCATTTAATCGATAAAATACTTAGTGTTGATATGACAATGTGGGCTGGTGTTAAAAATCCTCAATATTTCCAAGATTTACCTTATGGTGGTGGCTCTGAATGGGAAAAAGTAATTAAAGATGGTTATTATAACGGTTTCTTTAGAGGTATTGTTAATAATGGTATTGTAACGAATACTAAAATACAAGATGCTTCATTTTGTCGTACTTGGTGGCAAGCATTATTTCAATCAGTGACAATTGGTTATTCAAGTCCATTAATTGAAACAACAACATTTAAAGTGGATGAAAGTGGTAATACAGTTCCAAATGAAGATGCTCTTCCAACTAAGAGACGTTTTCTTGGTAGTAAAAATGATACAAGTGTATTTGGTTTCCCATGTGTTGTTCCAAGTGGTTATGATTTAACAGCTATTTCAGTTGGATTGATTGATACTGAATTAAAAATAGAAGATAACTCAAATAATTGTAGTTTAACAGAAGCAATTTATGGGGCTATGGAAGTTAATTTAACTAATGGCTTTAATGATAGTAATGATGGTGCAATCAGTAGTTTATCTGTAAGTATTAGTAATGGTGACACAACCAACCCAATGAAATATGTAATGATTACATCATATAATCAAGTGTACCCATATCCTAATCATGAAATTACGTCAATTACAGGAAAAAGTGCGATATATGCAAGTGGCGTTACACAAAATGATATAATAATTCAAGGTCAAACTGATGCAATTGCAACTTCTAGTGTTTCAGAAGTTAATGAAGATGGCGATACTGTTGCTATACCAACAACAGGCTATGGAGAAACAGGTATATTTGAAAACATTACAGGAACACCAACAGTTTATATTGTTGGAATGACACAGAATAATTGTCGTGTTATTTCACCTGTTTATGATTTCAGAAAAGTAATAGCATTAATAACTTTGGAAATGGTAGAAGAAGTGATTAATGTTGAAACATCAGGTAGTACGTCAGGAGATGTTTCAGGGGATACTTCAGGCAGTACAACTGGTTCAACAACAGGAGATACAGAAAATGTTGCTGAAGAAAATGAACCAACTCCAACACCAGACCCAGAACCAAGTGACCCAGGAAGTGTTAAGGTTAAAAAATATAGATTTGTTGTTACAATAGGAAGTTGTAACCAATGGTATATAGCTAATTTTGAATCGGTGGTTTCTATTACTTGTAATGCTGTTGAAAACCAACCTTTTGGTACTACAATAACGTATAATGAAGGAAAAATTGTTGGTAGTAAATTCATAATTGAAATTACAAAAGAAGCATTCTTTTCCATTATGGAAGATAACCCAAATATTTTTGATAGAGCAACAATACCACACACACCAAAACCTCCTATTGAAAATCTGTTAAATGCAACAACAGTTGATATAACAGATAAATTGGGTATGGTTACAAGATGTAAATTATTTTATAAAAATCCAAAACCGATAATTCAATAAATGAAAAAGAAGATAAGATTAAATAGTACGAGTTCAGTCAATTCTACTAATGTGACTAACTTTGTGGATGTTGAATTGAAACAATCCACAAAGTTGTTGCCACATATGGATACAGTGGATAAAGTAAACTTATATGAAGTTTTTGAAGAAGAACGAAATAAATCTGACAAATATAGATTAATTGTAACAATTAATCCTGTATGTACAAATGTATTATTTAATACATTAACTGAAGTTGTTAAATTTGAGGGGGAAGGTAGTAAAACTGATAAAGTTGTTCTTGTTGAGAATGACACAACTGTTTCAGTACCAGAAGCTATGGGTGATAATAACCCTGATAGGTATTATATGATTAAAAATACTGAATATTCAAATAATAAATGTGGATATGTTTATCATTGTGGATATGATATATTTAATAATCATATATTAAGAAATACGACATTTAAACAAGTAAACACATTAAGAAACGAAAATAAGAATCAGACAGATTCTAATCAAACAGGTTCTCCTTTATTAAGTAAAATATTCAATACTATTGGCGATGTGATGCGTTATTCAGATGGTGATATTGTTAAGTATAACAAACGATACAATATATCTTCTGCACCAACAATGAATTTAAATAAACATTTGTATGAATATAGTGATATACTATCCATAACTGATTCTATTAATCAAAATTTAATTGAAGAAAAGGGATGGTTTGGTTTTACCAATGGAATGAACATCAATTCTAAATTATATACTGGTTCAAATGGAAATATTTGGGGAAAAGAATTGAGTGTTAATAAAGTTATCAATAGACAGAAAGCATGTGAGTTTATTGATATGTATCCAGACCGTTCATTATTTTCATTCAATCCAAAAATTAATAAAAAAGCAAAACGTTTAGAATATAATTGGAAAATGTGCTTAACTTATCCTTATGATACAACATACAATCATTTATTGGTTTATGGAGATGGCGTTAATGGATTAGATTGTTATTCTTGTGTTCGTAGTAGTGGTTTGAGTGGCGATGATGTGCTGGTATTTAGAACAAGTTGTAAGCATGGTTTAAAGGCGACTGACACTATCATGTTGTATGCAACTACAAGTGATGGTACAACAATTAAAATACCTAATGCTATTACAGTAAAAGATACTGGGGATTTAGATAAAAAATATCGAGATAATTATTTTTATGTTTTAAATCATGATATATTGAATCATATATTTGGAGATGATTGGGAAGAAAATTTTACTAATGAAGATGTTCAGGATAAATTAAACAATATTAATTTTAGAATAAGGCATTTAATAGGTGATTTTGAGTCTGAATATTATATTAGATTATTTAAAAAACTCCCTAATTTTAAATACTCTAAAAAAGAGTTTACGGAAGAAATAGGCTCTAATAGGGCTGATTTTAATGAATTTGTTAAAGAAAATGCAACTTATTGCAGTGGAAATGTTGTAGGTACTTGTCCTGATGAAAAACTTCGTATGTTAGATTTTGATTATGATTTATATCAATTAGCTTTTGCTTCCACGATTTATTCTGATAAATCAAGTCAGGTTACTTTTACTGATACTATTGACGTTTCCCACATCAAAGATAAGAGCGGAAAACCTATTACAGAACTTTATTTAACAATTGTTAAGAATAATGCAGGGTGGGATAAATGGTATTTAAATGATACACAAAGAAATGATAGTTTCGTGGAATATTCTCATTGTTTTGGTAAAATAACATCTGGTTTTAATCTTCTTAATATTAAAAAAGATAAAACATCAAATATAAAAAATAAAGATGATATTCGTTTCTCTGATGTTCATAAATTACATAATCTATCATCAAGCTACCCAATTGTATCTTCAATGCCATTAGAAGATAATATTACAATTAGCGGTTCAGAGAAATGGTATTCTGGTAATGTAGAACGAGATGTGTTTTGGGGTGATTTAGTTGAATTTAACAAAAGTCAGGTTAAGGAAATTATTCTTGAAAAAGTATGTCATAGATTTAATACTACACAACGAGAGTTAGATGAACAATATTTTAAAAAAAGTGGTACTACAAGTACTTATACTAAATGGAAAACGTTTAAATTTGATGAAATTGAAGCTGATGATTATGATAATGCAATGTTCACGATAAAAGAAGAAAGAATAACTGATTATAATGGTTTACCTGCAAATCAAAGACCTGAAGGTTATTATTATGAAGCGCATTACCCAATTATGATTAAAGAATTATCTTCACAAATACAACAAGATGCATTAATAACATTTATTGTTGCAGAAGATGGTGTAAAACCTGATAATTATTCTAACAATTCAGGATATGCAAGAATAAGAGTTAATATAAAACATAATCTTGAAGCGGGTGATTATATAAGAGTAACTAATAGCAGTGATGATAGCTATAGTTTAGGTATTGTTGAAACTATATTAAGCAATACAGAATTTTTGATTAATTACCCTAAAATATATAGTTTTAAAACGTTTAAAGAGAATGTTGAAAGCGGAAAACTATTATTAATAAAGACTAATAGTAATATTCCATCTTATGCAACTAATTTGAATGATGGAAGCCATAGATATTTGTGGAGAGAAGTACAAAGAGTTGGAAATATTAACAACACAACACTTCCAGAATATCCGTTTACAAATGGATGTTTTTACATACATGAAAACATTAATTTCTATTTAAGGAGGCAAGACCCACATAATTACAACAATTTATATTATAGTAATTTCCCTAATGATGTTGCAGGCAAATTAGAAAATGGAAATGATAATTATGAATACATTAATGAAAATGAATCTTTATGTTAAAATATAAGATATTAAACAATAATAATACTACTGAATTAGTCAGTATAGATTATGAAAGTTATAAAGTTGGTGAAAATAGAGACACTATAACGTTCTATCTTTCAAAAAGTGGTACAGTTCGTAACAATGACACTATTGTTATGAACAGTACTGTTGTTATTGATAATATAGCTAATAATGTAGCTAATAATGCCAATTTTGAGTTAATTACAATGGCTGTTATGGATAATGATAGCGAAGTGACTCTTAATATTCCTACAACATTTCAATTGACTTCAGAAAACGTGACATTATATGATAATAATGTGCAATATTATATATTAGAATTTACAACCCCTCACTTTTTCGCAAGTGATACTAAAAATTCAGATAGAATTATTTACATATCAAATTATATATTAACTAATAGTAATGGGAAACCAATAAAAAATAAAATATATTTTGAATATAGTTCAACAAATTCAATTTACATACCAACAGATATTAGTGAAGTAAATTATACAAATGATAAAGGTGATGATTTAGTCCTTAAAGTAGACAATAAAACTTTTTTTGATAATTATAATTCAATTTTTTTGACTGAATTCAAAACATTTGATTATGAAAGAAATGATTTCAGATTTACTAACCCACAAATATTAACTATTAGTAAAAGAAATAGTATATTTAGCATACCATTAACTCTTGAAAACAATTTTGAAACAGATTTATTTAAAGAAGAATTATTAACAACAAACTTTGTTCAAAAAGAGAAAGAGAAATCCATAAATAGAATTGTAAATATGGAAAAACAGCTTTATTATCCAGTTTATAAAAAAGATGATGGCAGTAAAGATTTTATTGAAAAAATAGTTTTTAATTTACATTTTAGAGAACGTTCAAAAGATGGATGGCTTGTGGATAAGGATAAGTTTTGGAATGGGACTGTATATAGAAATGGTAAAGCTGAAGCACCTGAATACAAATCAAGTACAGGAAACACTATTTATTCAATACCAAGTAATCAATCTGATTTGTTATCTTATCTTGGGTTTACTAATAATGATGTGAGGTATCAGAAAAATAAATTGAAAAAATCATTTTTACGACTTTTGTTTTATGATTCAATGAATCAAACAAATCAAAATTTGTTATATACTTCCACTATTTTTATGGATAGTGGTGTTTTGTTTGGAAAATATTGTAGATATATTGAGGATGAACCTTATTTAAGTATTAAAGATGATATTGTTGAAGAAAACGTTGGAATTAAAGTTGACAGAGAACCATCATGTGAACTATTAAAGAAATATGATTCAACAATAACAAATTGCGATAGTGAGAAAGCTGATAATATAAGAGATAAACTAAGGTTAAGTACTCAATTAGTTATTGAGGATAAATATAATACCCAAGCATCAAGTGAGGGTTTTTATCTTTATTTATTTGCTGAAGATGACCCAAAATTAGTTGGAAAAAATATTTATATGAAAGTTGAATTCAACCATGCTGGGTATGGAAGAACATTGCCGTTTATGTGTCCAACCGATGATACAAATGGATGCCCTTTATCATTCCAAGAGATTATAGATGAGTGGTATAGCTATAAAAACTCAGATGGGGAAGTTGTAGGTTTTCCTATTAAAAAGTATTATTCTTACACTTACATTAAATTAGAGTGCATTTATGATAAAACATTGAAAAAACATGTTTATTATTTTGCAAATCAGTGTAGTAGTAATGGTACTAAAGTTAAAAATATTGATGAAAACGATAGAAAAATGATAATAAACCTTTATGAAGCAAAAGTAGGATGATAAATAAGAAAAAAATGTCAATGGAGAATCTTATTTCTAGAATACCAGGGCTATTTCCTTATATTTTAGAAGATTCTTATGGTATAGTTAAGTTACATAATGCAATTGATAACAATAATGGTTGTTATGGAAAAGTTATACCTGATTTAAAAGTAAATTTTACTATGACAAACCCTGATAATGATAATATTACAGTGTTTGAATCAGGTAAATTTTATAGTTATAGGACTTTAATGAACAATTATTATCGTTTAAAGAGTTTGAATCGTGTTTTAGAAAGAGGTGAAAAAGACCTTATTACTTACATCGAAAGAGGAATGGGTATTTTTTCAGTTCCATCAACAATAAAAGGTAAATTAGTTCCATCTTTTATGTTTCTTGTTGAAATGCAAGAGTGGTGGGAATGGTTTCAAATTATGAAACCACGTTGTTCTTGTTCAAAGACTCCATCTAGTATTAATAATAACGATTGTTGTGCTTGTGCCGAATATTGTGAAAAAGGTGGTGATGATATGTATAATTTTTTACAGAAAAATATCGCTAAAATTAAGACAATTGCTGATGAGTATTATAATCTTGCGTTAAAAGATGGTAATAGTTTTGGTGGAGGTATTGATATAAACCTTTTATTGACACAAAACATTGATGATATGGGCATTGGTTTGATTTATTCATCAGAATGGGTTCCAGGAAAGAAATATCATGTTGGAGATATTGTTTTATATAACGAAGAATCTTGGATATTGTATGAGGGTTCTGGCGGTACTAATTTTACTATTTGTCAAATGAATGACAACAATAGGTTTGATGAAGGATTTGACTATTATGGAAATTACAATGGAAAAATTGATGAAATAGAGTTTGATAGTGCTGAAAATGCTCATTGGAGAAGAAATGTAACAAATGATATATCATATCTTACAGATAAATGTAAACATAAATTATATAAATCAAATACAGGTACAAATATTGACTTATTGCCAATAAACTCTTATTATGTAAAATATGATGATTCATATAATAAATTGCTTGCATCAACTATTGATAATGTAAATGTAACAGGTGTAACTAATTCAAAATTAACATCATTAAGACGTGTTAAACGTTTAGTTGATGAAACTGGTCAAGAAAGTACACCTAATAGTGAGTCTAATGTTGATTGGTGTTGTTTATATGAAACAGGGATTGTTCTAAATGTGCAAACATGGGTAGATGATAATGGAAACATCGTATATTATGATGATTGGGAAGATATGACAGTACACAATATACAATCTCCTGGTAATACAATAAATACTATAACATATAGTAATAGTTTAGTTGCATTTGGTGATATTTTGGAAAGTATAACGCTAGGTGTTAATAATACATTAATTTTTACATATTGTATTGGTGCTCACTTAATTGGGAAAAATATAAATGTATTAACATCTACAACAGAGTCAACTCAGTATCGTTTTAGTAATTTTACAATTGATTCTAAACATAAAGGAATTCAATATATTGAAACATATTATTATGACCCTGATACGTTTGATTATGATGTAACAAAAAGTCCATCAGAAAATTTAAATGGAGATGGGATACAAAAGAAAGGTGAGTTTTATACAGTAGGTTCTAAGTCATTAGTTAAAAGTGAATTAGGAAATAGTGGAAAGATTTTGAACAGCATTTTAACAGATTTTACCACTAAAAGAACAGAACCAGACTATATATATTCAAAGGAATATCGAACAGACGATTTGATTGGAGTTACTTTTGACCCTATTGTTGATGTGAATGTAGTTGTTGATAGAGGTATTAACGCTTCGTTCGAGAGACATCTTAAATTAGGCGAAATAAAAACATTGGATGACCTTGTTAATTATGGGAATAATTTCTTCAATGTTAAAAAAGTAAATGAATAGAATAAATGATGTGAATTATATACCAAATAATTTCATATTTAATTTAAATGACTTAAATTTATGACAGGTACATATGGAACTGTGAAACCAAGTTTAATAAACCCACAAATGGATGTTGAGATTTGGTATCATTATAGACCAACAAGAAATAGTGAAGATGAAAGTTTTAAAAATTTTAAAAAAATTGATAATGTTAGTGAAATGTTTAGCAATTCAACTTGTGATACAACATTAAAAGATACTACATTACCAGGGATGTATAATTTAAAACTTCCACTTACATACTTTAATAAAAAAGGAATATATACTGTATATATTAAACCTAAAGAAATAGAGTGTACCATTAAGGATATTGGTGCTTTATCTGCATATCCTGATGTGAGAGGTGTGGTTCTTGATATGAATGATGTTGACACTGAAAATTCAAGTTTATTTGAAAATGGTCAGTTAATTGGATATAGAATTGATTATATTGATAATGGTTTAAGACAGAATTATTATAGACTTATAACATCAAACAACAAATGTGAACCTGTTGCACAGAATTTAACATCATCTAACACAAAATCAAATGGTTATAGGTTCAATGATAGCTCCACATTAACATTTTTGACTGTAACACCTTCTATGAGTCCATCATATAAATCAAATGCACAACCATTTATAGGACGAGTAGGGCAAACTATTTTTATTACAAATACAAAGTTTAATCCTGTTTCAATTGAGATTGAGCTAGTTGAACATGATATTGAGACATTGACAAATGTTGTTGAAGGTAATCAAATTCGTTCTTTGGATAGGGGCTTAGTAACAACATACAACAAAGACGGAGAAATTTACATACAACAAGAGTTCTTCACTCTTAAAGATTCATACACCAAAAGTGATGTATATGAAGTTAGAAAGAAAAAAACAGATAATATTGATTTTACGCAAGATTACGAATCGATTATGAATAATTAATTTGGACAATATAACATATGTCAAGATATATTAAATCACATAGTAACTATACATTAAGAAAACAACATCAGCTTGTCAAAAATGGTACTATTTTTGAACGAGATTGGGTAACTATTGGTGGGGCAGGAAGATTCACACCTGGTCAAACACCTGTGTATTCAAATGGTAACTTTATTTTCACAATTGATAATAGTCCTAGTTATCAAAAGAAACATAAATATGGGCATTGGGCAACTTCACCTGATGGTGATACTGTATGGACAGATGATGAAGTTGAAGATGTAAACCTTTCTGATACAACTTCTGATGTTGAAGTGAATGAAATCTCAAATGATTTGAGAGATTTTGCTTACTATGGTTCTTGCGTTGAATTGATTAGAGCTTCAGTTGAAGATATTATAAAATATTTTCCTGCTGAACTATATTTTAGTGGTAAAGTAGCACAAATAGTAACAGGCAGTACTGAAGATGAAAACCCTTTCCAAACAGTTGAGGGCTTTATTGTTGATAATGATTTCCAAATAAATTTAATTAATAATAATGTTATATTAAGTGAGTATGAAAATGATTTACGCTATTTATCTTACTCATATAAAGATTATGAAATCATAAGCGGAAATACTAAAATTCCTGTAACAAGTGTAACAATTGTTAATGAAGATGTTGATGTAAATTGTTTAACAGAAGGTCAATTATTAAACACAATTACTATTAATGGAAATATTATAATAAAAGGTCGTTTTGTTAATGGGGAAAGACAATTTTTCCATAATAGCACAATTGGTTTACATGTTAGACCAAATCAAAATAGAATTAATAAGTATTTTAAAGAATTAGATGGATTTGAAAAAATATTATTGAATAGAAAAACAACTCCTATTTATACAAATACATTTCTAGCACCAATTGAGACTAATAAAGGAATCACTTTTATTAATCGTAAATATTCATGGGCAGTTGTTAATGGATGGAATTTAGATATATCAAGCCCTAATTATTTATCATTTTTCAATGGTTTATTAGAAACAGCTCAAATATTGGATGATTATTATTGTGATAATATATATCGTTCAATGACTCATGAAGCCATTAAGAATTTTGACTGGACTTATACAAGAGAGTATAATGAAGGCGATGAACAAGAATATGTTGTTGCAGGTACTAAAATCATCAACATATTAAGAATTTGGGGACGTATTCTTGATGATATAAAAAGATATATTGATGGAATAAAATTTACAAACACAATAACATATAATGGAAAAAATAACATACCTGACTACTTTTTAAGTGATAAATTAGAGTTAAGTGGGTGGGATGTTTCAACTGTTGTAAAGATAGGAACAGAAAATAATACAACTGATATTTTATATACAGGCGAATCAACAGGTTATACATATACTGAGGTAAACAATCAGTTCATGAAACGTTTAGTTTTGTGCTCTAAGGCTATTTTTAAAGCTAAAGGGACACGAAAAGCAATAGAGATGTTACTTGGTATGTTTGGTATAGATAAAGACTGGTATTCGATAAATGAATACTATTACACTTGTAGTCCTATTACCAATCCTAATACCATATCATTAATACAATCTATAAATTCAGAAAAAAACGTTGTATTAACTAATGAAGATGACCCTTATAGTGGGCTATTAGTTAAAGAAATTAATGACAATGGAAATATCTATTTAGTTCCTTGGTTTGACAAAAATTTAACATATGATGGAAATCCATATTTTCAATCTAATGGTGGATGGGGAAGTGAAAATCCTACTCCATTGAATAATGGTAACTTCATATATAAAGAAACAATGCCTTATATTAATGTAGTTCCAACATTAGATGAATTGTTTACTCTTAATATTGGTCGAATAACTCCTAATGATGTGTATTATGTATATGACATAAGTAATATTTCAGATTATAATTTCGTATATGATAATCCAAATTTATCAGGAAATCCTACAAATTACTTCATTTTAGGAAATGACCAAACAGTGACAGATGAAAATGCAATAATTAACAATTCAAGAAACGCATCTGGATGGACTTGTGTTACATTCCAAACAGTTGGAAATGATAGGATAATTTCCAATGAAAGAGTTGTATATTTAGAATCCATTATATCTAAAAATAATGGAAATAACCCTCATATTGGTTATGGACATTATGATATGGGTAAAGAATTTTTTGATTATTTAAAAGAATTATTTAAATATGCTCTTGATAATAGTAAAATTTCAGGAAGTAATAGTGAGTTAAGCCAATATAAAACATTAGGGTTTACTGATATAAATTTTAATTCTCCAACTTTAGACCCAATTAAAATACAAAATATTGATGTTTATAAAAGTATATGCGGTTCAGGTAAAAAAAACACAAAAGCTACTCCTAATAGAATATTTTTAAATACAAAACTGTTAGTTATTGAAAATAAAAAGAAATTATCTAATGAAATAGAAGATGTTGAATATAGAAAATATTTTACAGATTATGTATTACCATATCTTGAACAAATAATACCATCTACTGCTATATTTGGTATTAAAGGTTTTGATGAAAATGGCGGAAAATATTTAACATTATCAACTAATGAAGTTAAATTAAATGATTCTATGAATCCAGTTAATTCAAAAGATGTTGTGTTAAATGCTTCAGGAAGTTGGAATTATGCCCCTATAAGTTCTTTAGTTGATGGTGTTCCATCAAACGGAAGTGAAACTAATCTGACATTTACAGTCGAAAAAAAAAAAGACGAAAAAAAATACGGGAGTGAGAAAATAACATTTATGTTGGATGAAGATAATTCAATTACTTCGATATTAAATGTTACAGTATCACAGATTAGTGCTTCTGACATATCATTTGATGATGCAGCAGGTGGTACTAAAAGTACAAATATAATAGTTGATGGATTAAGTAATAATCCTAATTATTATATTGTAAACAACGTATCATGGGCTAATGTTGTAAAAAATGGAAATACTATTACAGTAATAGCAACTCAAAACAATAATTCAAACCAAAGAAATGGAACAATTGTCGTTTATAATTCAAATGACAATAACTGTTATTGGATTATAAACGTAACACAAGCTGGTGCTGACATTAGTATTGCATCATCATGTTTATATCAATCAAAAACAAATAATATTCCAGATTGTATCGGTGAAGTACCATACACAGGTGGAACTTATTATATTGATGTAGATGCTGTAGGTGGCGCACAAGACTTTAATTATACATTTGCGTCAAATTCAACAAACGTGAATGTTACTGATGAAAAAATCAGTCCTAAGTTGTTAAAAGTTATTATTGGCGAGAATACTACAGTTGACAACATTGATTGTACTTTTACATTTACACATATTAGTGACAATAGTAAAAAAGCTGTTACAACTTTTAAACAACTAAAAGCTACTGGATTAAGTATTTTAGTTAATGGACAGAGTGAAGTAGATGGTACAGTTCAATACATAGGTGGTAATGTTACACCTATATTTGTTGTGACAGCTAATGGCGCATCAAAAACATGGAGCGTAGATACATCAACAGTTCCAAGTTGGTTGTCAACATCTATTGATGTAAATAATTTATTATTAACTGCCAAGTCGTTTGAATCAACTACTTCAAGAGAGACAAGAATAACAGTTTATCATAATGATGACCATTCAGTTAAGGCATATATTGATGTCATCCAAAAAGGTGTCGGGGAATTGTCTATTGTGGCAAGCCCTAACAGCGTGACATTTGATAGTAATGGTGGTAGTGCTGTCATATCTGTTGATGTATATGGTGGGTTGAAAAATTATACAATAAGTTCATCGTGTGATTGGATAACAACCGAAAACAATACACTTGGTGATTATGGGGAATATAAAGAATATAAATTGATTGTTAATGCATCTCAATATGAAGATACAACAAAAAACAGGACTTGTACATTAATGTTAATGCATGATAACAACAATACTATAACTGAAAATATAAATATCACACAAGGCGCAGCAATTGCATATGATATTTATGCAACGAAAATAGGGGAAACTACACCTGTAACTGCCATAACAGGTATTCCATTTACCCAAACAACAGAAGAAAAAGGAAGGAAATTTGATGTTTATGTTTCACCATCATATGCTGACTATATTGTAAATGATGATGCATCATGGATTCATACTTCAACAAGTGGAAATGTATTGACTGTGTGGTTTGACACCAATAGTTCAAGAACAGAAAGAAGTGGAACTGTTGTGCTTAAAAATATGTTAGACACAACAAAAACACATACTATCATATTTACACAAGAAGGTGCTGGTTTATTATTTATTGGCGGTAAGTTACCAAGTGATGCTGAATATTCTTCTAATATATCAATACAATTTGAAGCTAATGATAGCGCTAAACAAGTTGATATTAAAGTAGATGGTGGTTCTGCTGAGTTTGTTCTTGATTCAGCTAATGCAGCAAAATATCCATGGTTACATATGTCACCATCAACAGGAAAAACTGGACAAGTTACAATAAATTGCGATTCCAATACTGAAAATAATAACAGAACGGGAACGATTGTATTAGTACATAAGGATAATACAGATTATTCTTTTATTATTAACGTTCAACAAAATCAAGGATATAATTTGATAATTGAGCCTAATGATGGTGGCAATAAAATTAATACAAGCACTGTTGCCAATGTTGCACAATCAGGTGTGATTAAGACATTTAATATTGCAGCAATAGGTGGAGACGCTAAATATAAATTTGTTGGAAGTAATGTAGATTGGATTTTAGGTAATGGTTCTTCATTAACAAATTTATCAAATGGTACATCAGATACTATATTTAAATTACAAGTACTTCCTAATGATACAGGCATCGCAAGAAATGCTATTGTGACATTTGAGCATGTTAATGATAGTTCAAAAAAAGTACATATTGTTGTTAACCAATTAATTGTTGTTTATGATATTTTAATTGACGGTTTAAAAGAAGTTGAATGGAATGAAATAGAATCAAAAGAAATAAAAAGAACGTTTGAAATAACAATTAGTGGTGGTTCAATGCAATACATTGTTGATAATCCAATTGAGTGTACTTTTGATGAAGAAACAGGTACATATACTGAATTACCTGAACAAAATGTGGAATGGGTTAATGCTTTAAATCAAGGTAATTCTTTGATTCTTGATTTAAATGAGAATGGTTTACCTACAATTAGAGCAGCTAAAGTTAGAGTAAAACATAGTGATAAACCTGATGATGTTTATGCTGAAATATATTTATGGCAAAAAGCAGCTGGAATTGAATACAAAAACTATAAGATTGTAGTTAATCCAACACAAGCCACATTCTCTAATGAGGGTGGTAGTGCAAATGTTAAAGTAACATCTACAAGGGATAAATATGTTAATGGTAATTTTATAAAAACTGAAAATGTTCCTTATAAAATTAAAATAGAAAATGATATACCAATCACTTATACAAACATATTTAAAGTATATGGTAAAGAAACTAATCAAAACTATGACATAGAAGCTTCTGGAGATACTATTGATATGGGTGTTGTGTCTGTTATGAAGAATGATACAACAGGTTCAGAAAACTTTATAGTTTGGAATGCAACATCTGATTCTGAATGGATTAATATTGATTTTATTGATTCTAACAGAATTACCGTTTCAATATTAGAAAATATAACTAATTCGAGCAGAAGTGGAAAATTGACTTTTAAACAAGATAAAGAAGATGCGAAAACTATTGTTATTACATATAACCAAAATCATTATCCACAAAATGTCATATGGAGTGACCCATCTGAAAATACAACAAAAGAAATTAATTCAGGTGTTACATCTTTTATTGCATATGCAAATACTACTGCATTAACCTATAATGATATAGTTGTAACTAAAAACCCTGACGATACATGGGTATCAGTTTCAGCCCCTTCTCAGGGAGAAAATGAATATGGTGAAAAAGCTGTTAAAGTTGAAATAACAGTTGAAGAAAATAATGATAGTGATAGAGAATTATCTATCATAATAGATAAAAAATAAAAATTATGGCAGATTCAATATGGGTAAAAATTTCAATAAAAGAGAATGAATGTGTAACTGTAAATAATATTACAGTTACAATAAACCCTTATGATGGTAAAAAACAAAGAGCTAAAAAGATAACATTCACACAATGTGAGGTTGGTGATGATGAAACTCAACCAATACCAACTACTACTGAATATCATATTATTCAAATGCCACCTGATGTAATTGTTATCCCACCTTCAGATTACATGGTGTTTAGATATTTTTGGGATGCAGATGATGGAAATGACTTAGATAGTGCAACTGAATTTTTAAATACAGGTATTGAAAACGTTGATGACCAACCAGTTGGATTTTCTATGGAAGGTAATCATAATCAAATTATAACAGGAAATACCACAACAGAACCTCCTACTCCAGGGTTACTAATATGGGCTGGCGATAATATGAAAAGTGGTAATGAATGTGTATATATTAATTTTAAATATCTTTTTGAAGCATATGAAGATGTTTTACCACAATCAACACAGATTGGTATATGGGCAACTTGGTTTGGTGAAATAAAAAGCGGTGATATGACATTTGAAATCACCACATATTCTGGTGGTACGATGGTAAAAGATGGATATAACTTTGTTAATGAAGGTGGCTCTCAACAGTTTAGACAAACATATAGTTATAATGTTAACACTAAAAAAGGCTCATCTGATTATAAAAATAAATATACTAGGATTGGAACTGTATATATTGACAAAGATAGTAAACAAATAACCATGGTACTTGGTAACCCATAGAAAAATGGAGCAACTTGCTCCCTTTTTGTTTTAAAGATTTATTAACCTTTCTATATCATCTTCAACATCTTCATAACTTGATATTTTAAATTTATAAATACTATAATCATTTTCAACATCATGTACTTTATATGTTAAATCTTCAACATTCCATTCCACAAAACCATGACCAGTAACATTCTCGCCAGCATCTTTCTGAAATAAAGAACCTGCATATACCATAGGTATTCCATTTTTCCTTATTTCTTGTCTTTTATGAATATGTCCACAAAGAACAGCATCACAACCAATAAAAGAGTTAACATCAATACCTTTATCAGACATTCTGCCAATATCAGTTTTTGCTCCTGGTATTTCTCCATGGAATAAACCAAAAATTTTATGATTTGGATATTTTTCCCTAATTTCTTCTATATTTGGTTTTTTGTACTTTTCCCATATTGAATATAAAGCCCAAACAATATTATTATCTACAATATATCCGCTTTTATAATCTAAAATTTTATCAGCATATTGAATATTTTTATATGCACCTTCTACTTCAAATATTGGTGATAATGCATCTTTTCTTTGCTTGTTGTTTTCAAGCATATCATGATTTCCAGCAATAATAATAGTTGTTGCAATAGTATTAAGATAATTTAATAGCTTGAAATATATACTATTTGCTTCAGGAGACACTTTGTTTTTAAAATCAAATATGTCACCAGCTAGAACAATTCTAACTTCGTCTTTATTACAATCAGCAACAGTTTTGCAACAATCAAAAATAAAATTCTCAATCATTTTAGAATATGGTTTATCTTCTTCAATATTTGGAATGTGAACATCAGCAATGTGTATTATTTTCTTTATATCAGTCATATCATTATTGTTTTATGCAAATATACAATTTTTTTTAATTAAGAGCAAACATTTAAACTATATTTATATTAAAAGTAATTTAAATTATGGAGAAAATGGATTTTTTAATCAGAATGGTTTTAATTCACGAGGGTGGATACGTAAAAGTGACAGGAGATTCTGGCGGGAAAACGTATCGTGGCATTGCAAGTGCATTTCACCCAAATTGGGAAGGTTGGGAAATATTAAAAAAATATGAGCCATTAAAACGCAATCAAATTGTTGATGACACATATTTGGATGAATTAGTGTTTGATGTATATAAAAAGAATTATTACATCCCAATGAAAATTGACATGATAAATGACCTTATGATTTCAGCACATGTATTTTGTCACGGAGTCAATGCAGGTAACAAAGCAGCCATAATTTTATTACAGAAAGCTATTAACGTTATATATGGAGTTAATATTGCTGTTGATGGAAAAATTGGTGTAATAACATTGAAATATGCAAATAGAACTGATAGAGTTATTGATTTAGGTAAAGAATTAATACGGCAAAGAAATAATTTTTATCGTAATATTGTAAAAAATAAACCATCCCAAAAGAAATTCTTAAATGGATGGTTAAATAGAGTTACAGGCACTACTAATGCAGTTCTTAAAGTTGAACAAAAACCATCGCAAAATGTTTTATATGCTGATTATCAAGTCAAAGAAAGTGATACTACCAATCTATTAACTTCTATTGGAAAATGCATTATTAATCTTTTCAAAAGAAAGATTAGCTAACTCATATTCTGACAATTTTATGGTGTTTTGGAGGACTTTACGAATTCCCTTAACACCATATTCTTGATATATAAGTGATGGGTCAAACTCGTCTGGGGTAGGGCACAATCTAATCTTATTATATAAATTACCTTGGTTTAATGTTTTATATGCGATTTTAGCATTAAGTACAGCATCAGAATCAAGAAAAATATTTATATTGGCTTTTGCATTAGTCATCAATGTTTTAAATATTGAATATCTTGGGTCAATAGTTTTACCTAACAATGGTATTGAATTTGGGGTAACAATATGGTCAAAAGGTCCTTCTACTAAATTAATATCTTCATACCAATTAATCTTTTCTTCATTGAAAACAATATCAGTTTTTTTTACTACATCAGAGTTAGGGTTTTTATATTTAAATCTCCAACTTTGGGAAGTATAATCTCTCCCAACCCAATAATTTAACGCCCCAAATCTATCATATGAAGGTATAATAATTCTTTCTTTAAGAAATTTATCATTGTTTGTCTTTGGGATATAACCTATATTATATTTTTCTATGATTTTATCACCAATTCCTCTTTCATATAGATATTTTAAAGCATCTTTTGAATAATAATCTTTATTTTTAAGAGGAATAAACCCATCAGGAAGAGAAATTAATACATCATCATATATTTCATCATCATCAGTAAAATCAGTTTTATTAAATTTAAGCTCATATAATTTGGACTGTCTAATTGCATAAAGTTCAGCTCTATATTGTTGTAATATAGATTCATTTCCAAACATTTTAATTAGTTTAGAAATTTTGCCAGACATTTCATTAGTTTCTCCACATACCCAGCATTTGAATATATTCTTCTTAATATTTACTTCCAAATTATGTTTTCCATCTCCATCATATAGTCCTTTTTCAATAGAGCACATAGGGCAATTGAACTGTATTTGAGTATCATCAGACATGCCATTCTTAGATTTACCAAGAAAAGACTCTAATAATGTTTCAATGTTCTTTAATTCGTTCAGCATTTTTGTTCATTTAATTAACGATTTCTTTTTTTCAGCAAATATACGACTTATTTTTAGTTTATAATAATTTTTTTTGGTATTTTTCTATTCCAAACTTCCATTAAATATGAAATTTCACCTGATTTAACATTATCGCTACTATTAATATTGAATTTAGCTTCTCCAAACTCAATTTTATTACAAATAGCCAAACAAGTTACAAGAGCATCTGATGCGTCAAAGTTTTCTTTTTTCAATTCGCCCTTTTTATCATATACCCAATTAATATATGGGTATAGTTCTGATATTTTGTTCCATAAAATAAGTTTTTTATCACAATCAAATGGATATTCACCAAATAAAACAAGTTTGTTTTTCTTTATAGCTGTTAAAATTTTATCTTTTGGATACTCTTCACCTTTTTTGTTGAATTTCCTAATTGCCATCAATTCAGGAAATGCATATTTTCTTGCATCATAAGATGATATATATTCAGGTACTATACCCAAAATACGATAAACACTATCAGAAATCATGCCATTGAATTTACTTAGTACATCAACAGTATTTACATTATTAGACCTTAATAGTGGTTCTTCAATCACCACTTTGGTAATACCTTTATCTACGTATTCTAATAAGAATTTTTCTTCAAATACACGTTTTTTAAGGAAAAGTTGCTCAATACCTTTAATTTTACTGTCTATTTTAGGAGCAACATGAGTAATCTCAATAATTTTTTTATCACCATTATTATCTAGTTTTACAATTGAGACACCTATGCATTTTGTACTAATGTCCAATCCTAATATAATTTGTTCTTGCATATAACTATTTTAATTTCTTTATATTATATAATATTATATAATGAAATAAAAATAAACAATTAATGTT